CCTGCTGTTTTAAGACCCTGTACAGGGTTTTGAGTTTGTGCAATAAGCCCAGCAAAGGCTTTTACAATATCTTCAGAGTCTTTACGGTTATAAGCATAGTAAGTTGATGCCTGATTGAGCAAGTCAGAAGCATCATACACAGAAGCTTTACCATAATCTCCTAATCTCTTAAGAGACTTGTTTACATCCTTGTCACTGAAGCCTAGAGATGACATGTTGACCCTATAGATCTGCATTGCATCCCCCACTTTTTGTGACTCAGAAACCATTCCAGCAACACCTTGTCTCAAGGTAGTCACAGCAGATGAAATGATGCCCTGGAAGCCACTAGTGAGCTTTCCATTGACTAATGATGTAAATGACTTCTGTACATTTAAAAGCTCAGAAGAGACTGATCTGAGACCACTGAGCATGGTTTTAGCAGGATTTATAGCTCCTAGCTTAATCATGTTTGATGTCAGACTAGTAAGTGCTCTATCAGCTATAGACATAGCAGATCCTACGTTTTTCCAAGACTCAGCTAAGTTAGTGACCTCTATAGCTTGACCTTTTACCTTGCTACTTCCACCAACACTAGATCCTGATGCCTTGCTCACAAGAGCATTTACATTATTAATCTGTCTTTGAATATCAGAAGTATCAATATTGAGCTTTAAATTAATAGAGGGCAGGTTATTAGACCTGCCCATCTTCTTAATCATACGCTCAATGTCAAGCACAGTCGCTTTCATGTTATTCAATAATTTTGTCTTAGCCTCAATATCGTTAAGACCATTAATTGTAACACTTATAGTACGTACTGACATTAAAACTCTCCTACTTAAGCTACATCCTCAATGTTTCTACGGATTTCATAGAAGTTACCTTCTTCATCACGACTTACAGTGAAGGTAAGTGACAAGGTAATTTCTCCATCTGTACCGAACTCTCTTGAGTTTTCAGTGATAAGAACATTGTTGAATACATAGTATTCTTTAATTCCTCTTGTGTTTTCAACCATTTGAGTTACACGGAAGTGTGTATTTCTCAAACGTTTGTCATTAGCTTCAATAAGCTCAACATCACGCTCAGCATTGTAAGTCACAAGAAGTTTTTCACCAATGTACATTGGGTTCACAAGAACTGTACCACGGCTCAATCCATGATGTGTTTGAGTAAGAGCGATAAACTCATCATCCTCAAGAGTTACACCAGCAGAGATTGGCATTGATGAAAGGTATGTACAGTCACAGCGGTCTGAAGAGATAATGATTGTGTTACAATCCTCATAGTACAAGTCAGGAATTACAAGCGATCCATATTCTTTACCATCTACTTCAATACGCTCTACTGTGAAGCTATCTTTCACAGGGATGCCACTTGTAAGCTTCTTAGACATAGATTGAAGTGGGTTCAACCAGTAGTCGTTACAAGAAGTTGTAGTAGCTGTGATCTCTTTAGTGATCTCAATTTGTGACTTATCATATTGACGTCCAAAACATCTAGCATCTGTAGTAGGTACTGAGATGTTGTGTGTGAATGATGTCAAACATGAGAGCAATACGTTTGAGAACTTACGCAACTCAGAACGGTCATTGACAATCATTGGAGATGAAAGTCCAATTTGACCATCAAAGTCATCTGTCCCAAGGTAAGTAACTTCATAAGAGATTACTACACCGTGGTCAGAAGGGTTCCATCCTGTACCTGTTTGAGTCATTGCTTTTGTATCAGCAAGGTCAATAGTACGAAGGACGAATCCAGGTGCATAAGTTTCAAAGTTGTATGTATACACGTATGAGTTGTCTTGAGCAAGATCTGTGAAGTCTGCTACAGCAACTTTAAGTTGGTATTGACCAGCTTTAGGAACGTTTACATATACCATGTTGAAACCAAGTGCATAGTCATCAGCATCAGAACGTACTTGGTAGTTCACTTTGATAGCTTTTTCAGCAGATTTCACATAGAGTGTTCCTGTGTTAAAGCATTTCAAAGGTGTACAGTTAAGTTGGTCTTCAGGTACATCCTTACGTACATATTGTACTAAAGTACCCTTAGGAATTTGTACTTGTTTGTTAGCTTTCCAGCGAACACAAGGACGGATTTCCTCATTGATAGCGACAATAATTTCATTATCTTTATCTTGGGTATTGTAACCGTACATAGGATGACTCATATCTACAAAACAGTTAGACATTTATTTCTCCTTTTTCTTGTTATCAGCTTGCACTGAAGGTTTTTGTTTATTAGTTTCTTCAACCATGTGTTCACGGACACGTGCCATTGCTTGAAGCTCAAGACGACTACCGTGACGGTTTGCAATCTCATTACGAGACATGAAGAACTCATCTACATTTAGTGGTTTTTCCACAGCCATGTTCTCTCTCCTTCTTAACATGTATAAATTGATAAGGTAGCAGGGAATGAGAACATTTCAACTTCATCTACAAGCTCATTAGAGAAGTCTAGAGGACATCCCACATCAAGCACTTTAGCATTGATAGGTAAGTACCAGTTATCTAATGAAGCTACATCCTGAGCGAATGTCTTTCTCTGAATACCTTTTGGGGTTTTAACTTGATGAACCAACATATTTGATATTTGACAGTGCACTTCTTCTCTGTACTCAAGTTTACCCTCAGGAGTGTTCTCAATACATACCCTACCAGTAGGGGGAGACACAGATGAGTAATATACAGAGAATGTTACATAGAATCTAGGGAAGCACTTAGAAGAGTTATCACAAGAAACATCTATTGCCAAGAATGGAAACTCAGCTCCTTGGTTAAGTTGAAAGTGCTCAGTAGTTCCTACGTGTTGGTTAAATTGCACATCAAAGTTATCATATCGCTTACGTGGGTCTAGCTCTTCAAGATGGTCAGGTTGAATGAAGTAGTCTAGAACACCAGCTCCATACATCTGAAGCCATTTCTTAATGTTTATGTATATTGCACTATTCATTTCTGTAGCCTCTTAGGAATCTTAACAGCCAATCTACTTTCAGCTCTTTCTCTATATGCAGTCACAGCAGACTTATCGCTCTGAGTTAGAATAGCTGTACCTGATCCCCGTCTACCTGAAGGGTGCTTAGCAGAGTACTGACCTACTCCACCTTTCACAAGATCTCCTTCTCCTACATTTAGGAAACCTTCCATGAGGAAGTCAAATGGAGGATAATTAGGATAGCCTCGCTCAACATAAACTTTTGTATAGTATCTAACTTTACCTCTCTTAGTAGGAGGGAAGTCATTACGATCACTATACACTTCAAAGCCATCACTGACTTTTCTTATCTTAACTGAGTTTACCATTCTACCTGTTTGCTTAGAAGCAATAGCCTTAGCTTCTAAAGTACCAGTAAGAACAAAGTCGGTAAACTCTTCCACAAACTCAGTACCTTTCCAGTCATGAATATCAGTCGTGGTCACGTGTAATCACCCCCTGTAGTTGTTTAACATAAGGTGCACACTCAAGTACTTTCTGTTCACTCTCACGTGGTGACAGTCTTTCACCTGTCATCTTTATATCCCAGCACCCAGGCATAATCTCATACGTGCGACATGCTACTACTTTCCAGAATAAATATCCAGCATCCTCAGGACATTCCCAATAGTTACACTTGGTAGATATTCTTTGTAGGATATAATAACCATGCTTAATATCAAAGTCACAAGAATGATGTTGATTGTACAGTGAAAAGTAGAATGTTTCTAATTGCCTAGAGCCTTCAAGGGTGTGAGTTGTAGTTGCATCACTCTCAGAACCTCTAGACGTAGGCATGTGATCTACACAGTATAGGTGTTCGACCTCTTCCCACAAGCACTTCATGACCTGCCTAGAGTTCTCATCATAAGTAGGTGTTGCTGTACCTTGTCGTAACACAAGGATCTCTCTATTAGTTCTAGGTAAAGGCATCTACTACCTCCTAGTTTTCAAGGTGATCTGAAATAGTATTAGGATCTCCATTCAACACAGGAGCTTCTTCTGTAGGTTTTGGCTCTTCAGGGATATGAAACTCAGTTTCTTCTACATTTCTTACATAGGTAGCTTCTGTGTTATCAGGTACTTCAGAGAAAGTATTTCTGATTACACCTTCTTTATCTGTGTATCTTAAGTTAGTTAGATACTTACCTAAGATATCATCAACAGGATAAGTTTTACCTTGTTCAAAGATGTAAAGTCTTCCACTGTAGTAAGTTCTATACACAGTTCTATAAGTTTCTACTCCACTAATTGAGTGACCAGTACCACACTTAGAGCATCCGTAAGAGCGACTTTCTCTTGCATATTCTCCATTGTATCTTACTTGCATTCTTTTCTTCTCCCAATAGCTAAGTACATATTTTCTGTGTAAACTTTCTTACACAGGGATAGTGAACTAAGTGTCTTAAGTGCCCATGTATTGATAAGCTTAACATAAACTGTTTCAAGACTTGTTTTATCTACAGTCCACTTACGGACAATGTAGTCTACTGATTTCTGCTCTAAAACAGCCCCTACAGCAAGTCTATCCATGTTAGCACACTCATCAAGTGTACCACAGTTATTCTGATAAGCCACAAAGATGTTCATGAAGTGACACATTGCTTCAAAGATGCAGTCAGGTAGACTGGCAGAAGTATAACCAGCTTCATAATCAAGAATAATCTTGTACTCAGTCTCACATGAGCAAGGATCACAGCATCTACAACATGGACTCAGCTCTTCAGTAACGTTGATTAGGATAGTACCATCAACAAAAGACCAGTTGTACTTGTCAGGAGTAATCTCATACTCCTCACGCTCAAGACCTTTTCTCTTGTGCATATATACCTTTAGTGTAGAAGGATCAAAGCCTTTAAAGTAGTAAGGCTTAATCTCAACCATTGCATCACATCCACAGATGTCGAAGTCTTTTACTTCAATGACTTCATGTCTTCTAGCTCTTAAGATAGTATCACATTCACCATCAGTCCAACAGAACAATCTAGCAAGTACACGGAGAAAGCTCTCCATGTACCGTTGCATAGTTGCTCCATCATCACAGTCAAAACAGCCACACCTATCTTGAAGCTTCTGTGTAATCTTCATTAACTCCAATTCAGGTTGCATATCTTAACTCCTTATTTTGCAGGGATAGTAGCCATAGGGAATGGATTGAGACCTGTAAGAAGACCTTGGATACGTTCGAATACCACAGCAGGGCAAGTTTGATCCAATGGAATGTTGGCAATCAACAAGTGAGAGATTGGTGAGTTAGTATGTACCAAACCAAAGTTTTCATACTTATCACAGATCACTTCACATCCTGGTACTGAAGCATCATCTGTACGTTGAGTGTAGATAGATGATTGTGGTACGAACAAGTCATATTGAGTCAAAGCTTCAACTCTAGACAAGTCAATAACATAAGCTTCACCAGTCATTGTCTTTTCGAGGTCATAAGGCAAGTGGTAGGATACACCGAATGGAATACCACGGAAGGAGATAGACTCACCATTTACAGACCAACCTTGAGGAAGTTTACCATCTTTACCTGGAACGATTTCAGATTTAATTCCACGAAGTGTAAGAGGGTGAACATAAATCTTGTATCGTGCAGATTGGTTGTTCAATACATCTAGGTAGCAAGCTACTTGACGGAAAGCACCTACGATAGATCCAGCGGCATCAATAGGAGTAACCCCTGGGTGAGACATCATTTCAGCCACACCAGCGAAAGGACGAAGGCCTTGACCTTGGAAGTTCAACATACCTTGAACGATATGACGTTGAACGATAAAGGCGAATGTGTACCATGCCATGAATTGTTCAGCTTCTTCATAAGACATACCTAAACGTTGGAAGATGTTGATAAGATCTCCTTGTTTGAAGTGCATTTTGTCTTTCATCAAGCGATCAAGACGTGTTTCACAGTCTTTGAAACAGAGGTAACGTACAGGTGTAGCATCACCAGTTGCTTGCATAGTGAATTTCTCAGTGAAACAGCAGGCATCTGAAGTATCATTAGCAAAGTCTGGTGCTTTAGTACCCCAAGTGATACCTTCCATGATCCAGTCACCATTCTTAGCTTGACGCAAAGCTCCGAAAGATGATTGTTCAAAACGTTTAAGAATATCGTTTACCAACTCATCATCCATACCAACTTCACGAAGTGAAGGTTGAGCTTTAGACCAGTCACGTGAGATACCAAAAGGAATCTTACCATCTTCATTAGTGAAGTTTTCTTTGTTACCTAGTTGAGCTTTAGTACGCTCATACAAGTTATCAATAGCTTCACCAAGCAAAATATCAAAATTTACTTTAGTCAATTTATTGTCCTCCAAAACGAACTCGTCCAAAACGGTTCTTAGGTTGTTCTTCTTCTACTTTAGAAGCTTTCTCAACCACAGGGTTTGCTTTTTCAAGCAACACAGCCAGTTTAGAAAGTTGTCCTTCTACAGCATCTTCATTAGCTGTCTTTTCTGCAATGATAGCATCTTTTTCTGCAATTTCAGCTTTAAGAGCTTCATTTTCAGCAGTCAATGACTCAATAGCTTCAATAGCTTGTGCCAATGCCTGAGACTCTTCTGTTTTAGCCTCTTCTTTAGCAGGCTCTTCAGTAGCTTCCTCTACCTTTTCTTCAGCTTCTTCAGCTTTAGGCTCTTCTTCAACCACAGGAGCTTCTTCAAGGACTTCATCCTCTTTCACTTCTTCTGGTTCTACTTGAGCAGAAAGGTGAGCAAGTACTTTTTCAAGAATTTCTTTGTTCTTCAAGTGTTCTTCCTCATTTCTTACTAGTAAGGATGGATCATAGCCACCACTTTTAGCATTTCCAGGATTACCCACAAAGGAGAACCCTGTAATCTCTACCTTATCTGTGATAGGTACATCAATATCACCACCATGCTCAACATTATAAGCAATGAGTTTTGCATATTCTTCAATGTCTTCATCACCAATTTCTTTGTGATACCACAAGAACTCAGAAGATATTGCAAAAGGCTCATCTTGAAGGATCATATCCTTAACGTTGCTTAGTTGTGTATTCACATGAGGCTTAACTAGTAGATCATATCTACCATTTTCATCCTGAATAAGCTTAAGGTCACTTTTTCTAAAGTAACCTTCCCTAACAGGATAACTATTGAGATCTCTGTGACCAGTTGATACATATCCCTCAAATGTTTCATCAATGCTATCATACCAGTTTTTCAAAGTACCCTTACACAGGTAAAGTCTAATTGTACCATCCTGATAAAGCACAGATCCTTCAGATAAGAGGGTCATGTAACCATCACTATTGTCAACCTTATCCACAGATAGGCACTCTTTTTCTGTGCTCTCTTGAGATAAGTTTAGAATGTTATCCAGACTATCTTTTCTTTCAAGATAATCATTGATCTCATTCATGATCTTACCTGCGATCTGTGTCTTGATGTGCATTATTCAATAACCTCAAACAAATTATATTTAAGTTTTCTTACTTTCTTACCACCACATGAGGCACAGTAAGCATATTCATACTCAACACCATCTTGTTTGAGTCCTGCTTCTGTCTCAGGTGAGTAAGGTAGCTGTTCTGTTTGCTCCTTTAGACTAGCCAAGAGAACTTCATCAGTAGTTTCATACCAACCTTCGCTCTCTTGGTTGTCATTAGGATAAAATTCAAAGAACTTTCGTGAGTTTTGGATAATACCTTTTTCATTCAAGAAACTTACTCTAGCAACTAAGTCACGCTTCAGGAATCTCGATACTCTAAATTTACTCACTATCTTTCTCTACCTTCTTCTTTGTAGTCTTTTTAGGCTTATTAGCCTCTACTGCTTTAACAGTTGTACCCTCAGTGATAGAAGAAATAACTTCAGACTCTCTACCAAACTGTTTAGCACGTACTTCACGCATAAACTCTTGATAGGTTTGTCCTACGCTCTTTACTTCTGTCATTATTTATCTCCTTCATAAGTGATAGGGAATCCATAACAGTCAAACTCAGTCTCTTTAAGTGGAACTTCTTCAAGTTCATAGTTAAATTCATACTTATCACCACAGCAATAAGTGAATGACTTGAACTTGTTATCATCAACATCAAAGTATTGAATCTGTTCATGTCCTACAACTACTCGTCTTACTTGAGCCAAGATTGTTTCAGCTAGAGGTGACTTGAAACTTTTAGTTTCCCCATCTACTACAACCTTAAGGTTCATTTTAGGAACTTTAATCGTGTTAGCCATTAAACATGCTCCTTCCTTGCATAATTATATTCACATTATAACAAAAAGAGGTAGGGAGTCAACCCTACCACAACTAAATTAAAACTTGATAGTATCAATAACCTTAGCTGTACCATGCTCAAGCTTGTAATGGTTAATTAAATCCATAATAGCTTCCATCTCGAATGGATCAAATGTAGCATCAAAGTCATTGATGAACTCATCTTCCTTTATGTGTACAGTACCACGAACTTCAGGCTTACCTCCTTTACCTTTACCAATCACAAAACCTACAATGTAGTTTGCATAGATGTGACCAGTAGATTGTTCCATAAGAGCACGTTGGTCAACCACAAAGGTGTAAACCTTTTCAGTCTTACCATCTCCCATGTCTTGGTCAGAAACTTTCACACGGTTGTCAAATGCAATCTCTACATTCACAGCGTATGATGTACGAGGAGTACGAAGCATGTTACCAGATGCCCCAATAGTAGGGATCTTTTGTGCTACGTTCTCTGTACCACCATTGATAAGCACTTCTGCATCAAGGTCAGTCAAGTCTGCATATTTACGCAGTGTGTACACAGGTTTTCCATTGCGTACATACTCAGGCATAATTTCTTTACGCTTAGTATCTAAGAATCCAAGTACATCACCAAGTACTTCAGTCATTTAATCTTCCTCCATGCCTGTACATGTCCTTAAGGGAATTTGTACTAGGCTTATCTTTAGCTTCAATAGCCTTTTGTTGTTTCTCAGGTGTTAGAAGTTCATAAGCATAAGGCTCAGGAACTCCCCAATCAGTAACATACTTACCTTTAGCTTCTTCATCAAGGTTAAGATAGTCATTGTAACTCTTAAAGGCATTGTTGTTGACTAGCTTAGCATAATAAACAGTCACATCAGGGTAGTACATCTGATCTGCAACATATTGGTAGTCCATCCTGTATTCTTTAACCACAGCAAGGACTTTTTCCTCTATGTCATCAAGGTTTATAGCTACCATGTCCTCATAAGCAAGTCCACGGTAATCATCTCTCTCTTTTATCTTTCCATTAACCCAAGCCCAGTTATACCTTACTAGGTAACTAACCAGCTTGAAAAAACGAAGGGTTATTCTCGATAATCTTTGTGCAAGTCTCAATCAATGATGTGTCAGTGATATATTGCATCAAATGGTCAGGAATACCAAGAACTGTACCTACAAGTTTCTCACAAGCATTAATTACATCATCATCAAAGACTTCATAGACTTTAAGCAGATCATCCACAGTGTAGATCTCTGAATCTCCATCTTCATTGAACTTAGTGAAAGCTAGTGTGATTGTAGAAGCATAGTTACGAACTCTACGTGCAATACGTGCTGTAATGAACTTCTGATCTGCATTGATGAGTTGTTTATATGCAGTACCATCCATAACACGTTCAGCAGTTGCAGGTGTTTCACTTGTCACAGGAAGCCATAACTCCACTGTGTAGTTCTTAGGATCAATAGATTGAACCTTAGTAGGATCACCATTCACAATGCTAGTTGTTGGTGTTTCAATAGCCACTGGTGCGTCTGATTTAGTTGCATCAATGACTTTCTCCTGCATCTTAGCAAGCTCTTCAATCGTCATAATTTTGTCTGACATTTTATACTCCTACACAATTAAGTTTTTGGCTAGATAAGCATCAGCCATTCGTTGGTCAATATTCTTCAAGCGTTCATACACATCAAGGATGTAAATGTCATTATTGTAGTTGTAGCTATTAGCAAACTCATAACTATCAAACTTGATATGCTCTTTCAATCCTGTAGATTTTTGAAGCAAGTGTACAATCTGTCCTAAGAAATGATCTCGCATTGGAATGATTGTGTTCTTCATAGCGTTGTCAATGATGCTGTAAGTACCAATGTTTGATACTGTTTTATTTAGGTCAAACAGTCTAGCTGGTACTCCAAACATCTGACAGATAATAGCTGGAACATACTGTGATAAGTAGTCCAGGAAATCAGTTGCTTTAGTATCACGCTCTAGTTGCTCAAGGTTTTGGAAGTTTCCTGAGTACACAATAGCATCATTGAACTCAGTCTCAGAAAGCTTCTCAGCAAAAGCGTTCATATCCTCAACAATCTTCTGAGTACGTTCTGCCTTAGCAGTTCTACCCATGTCAAGTAGCTCTCCACTAGAGAAAGCAGAACCTTGCTCTACACTTTCCTCAATCTGTTCTTCCAAGGTATCTTTAGCTTGTAAAGCGATAGTACCAATACCATTTCTTGAAATATCATAATTCATACGGTTAAGGATATTCAGAATAAGCTCTACACGCTTTCTATCCTTAAGCAAAGGACTCATACAGAATACCTGTGATGTATCTAGTCTTACACAAGCGAACTCATCACTAGTCACAACCATGACATCATTCTTGTACTTCTCAGGATCCTTAAGGATTTCTTTGATATCATCCTCTGAGTAGTCAGATGCTACTCTAGGGTTTCCTGTTTTCTGTACATAAGGTGTTCTGTAGTAGTCACCCCTCTTGATAAGGTAAGTCAAGTTTTGTCTTAATACAGGCATCTTAGGGTAGTCAATCACACAAGCGAGAATGTCCTTAGGGTGAATACCAACAAGACCTTCTTTTGTGTTTAGGATACCATAGTACCCATACTTTCTATACCCTTTAGCTACTTGCTTCAATACATCATAGTTTCGTTGTCCATTGAAATTATGACCATAAAGGAATTTTCTCAACTCCTTATCCTTACTGAAGTCATCAGTAGTGAGTGAATTAGTGAACATGTAATTGACAATGTTATCTAGGATGTAATCAACATCAGGTAGGTCAAGAGCTAATTGCTCAATCTCTTCTAGATTTTCATTGATAGATGTTCCTCTGAACCCTGTACTCGAATAGATCAATCTGTCCTTGTAGTCAGCAAGGAAGTGCCTATCCATTGCACATTGACCATCACAGTCGTCTTTCTTACACTTTCCACAAGTCATTATGACCCTCCTAAGTAATATAGCTCAGCCACATGTAGAGAAAGCAATACACTATCCAGTTCATCAGGAGACTGTCTTAGTAGCTTTTTAATCTCTGCCTTAGGTCTGATTTTCACTTTTCTGTCTTCTGGTCTTTGAACCTCAGACACAAATGACATCTGCCTTGAAATAGCATCCCATACTTTTCTCACAAATGAAACCCTCTGTGCTTCCATCATACCTCTTAACATTAGGTGCATTTCAGCTCTACGGTTAAAGGCATATTCAGCACTAGGGTCTTTACCAATGATCTTGATTTCAGTAGGCTTACCACCAAAGTTAATGTCATACACAGGGCATTTAAGCTGTCCTGACAACCTTCTCATCTTGAGAGGCTGTACAATGTGTGCTCCACCTCCAGCATCTATGCCAATAGCTTTCACATTGAGCTGGTTTGCTATAGTCACAATCTTATTGACAATTTCAATAGCTGTTACTCCATCAATCCACTCAGGAGGCTTAATGTCCATTGTATCAATAGCTGTGAAGTGATTAAACTTGTCCACAGAGGAGATAGTTACCTGGATAGAGTCAGCACCCTTATAGGCACTATCCACTCCAAGGAAGAACTCTAAGCCCTCTGTTTTCATGTCAAAGTCATCAAGAATATCAGGTGATGCATCAAAGAATGAAGATCTCTCAGTAGGGAACTCACACAATAGGTTTTCTCTAATTGAATCCTCTGTGATTGTAAACTGAGATCTCATCAGCTCATCCTTTGTGTACTTGATGCTTCCCTCCTCTATTGCTGTAACCACATCTAGCCACATAACAAATTCATCATCAGCAAGGTCTTCATTGGTCATGAAGTCATAGAAGCTATTCAATGACCGTGGGTTTGAGATTAGGTACATAATCAACTTACGACCATCATCTGACTCAAATTCTCTACGACCCATGTGACCAAGGGCAATAGGTGAAATATCAGATGCTTCATCCCCAAACATGTTACCTCCACGACCAATAACGTGGATCTTAGACGGATCGGTATAGTTACTACCTGCGGATAGACCCTCTAACTTACCACCATTTCTGAATGTGAACCCTTCACTAGAGAATGATGATAAACCACGTTTTAGTCGCTTATCCACTGATGTTACATCCTTTTCATCAAAGGACAACATAGCCTTAACATCAGGGTGTGCGTTCACTAGGATTTCCCTAGCGTGCTGTATGATAATTCCTGAATACTCTTGTGTTGATCCTACAGCATAGCAATTCTCACCTTCATAGGCAAAATGATTTGACATAATACCACAGAGAAATGACTTACCATACCTAGGAGTAGCCACACAGTATCCTGTTTTGAAGTCTCCACTAAGGAACGCTCCAAATTGCACAGCTTGAGACCACCATAGCTCTAAGTTAAACTCAGATAATGCTGTGGTGAACCCAAGCTTGTAATATTCTAATTCTTTTTCAAAACCAAACCTCTCACGAATGGTATTTCGCTTGAAGTGTTTTGGTATCTTTCCCTTCACAGCATCTTTAAGTTGATCCTGTGGAGTCACCTGATCCAAAAGGATTGATAACTTTTCCTTGTTGGATAAAACCTTACGCTTTTGAGTAAGTAACCCAACATCTGCATCTTGGATGTGCATAAACAGTATCTCCTCCTGTGTAATCAAGACTTTCTGATATTTGCACAGATGGGGCTACAGCCTGAAAGCTTTCATCCACAGGGATAGTTACACCATCCATAGCCTTACAGATAGGGCAAGTTCGCTTATCACCTACAGCGTTCCATGTCTTAAGGAGCTGTTCTCCTGTGATTTCACCAAAGAGTTTAGCACTTTGCACAGAAGCTTTTTCAATCCCCATCTGTGTCTCACTTAATGCAAGACGGTCAATGTTAGACCAGTAGGACTGGAAGATATCTTCCTTGCTTTGCTTGTCTTTGTTTTCCTCAACAAGCTTTTTAAGATCCTTGACATGGTTATCCATGATCTCTCTTAGTCTTCCACGGTTACTTCTCACAAAGGCAGAAGTATCAACACCATTTCTCAGGTTTATTAGATCCTGTGGATAGATGTTGTACCCTAAGGCATCCAAAATGTAATCAATCTCATTCAGGAATGTCGAAGAGTACATATCCACAAGGTAGTCAATGACAGCATCTTCAGCGGTTAAATAATCACCGTCATAAATCACTGAGGATGCAAATGTCTCTAATAAAACCAAAAGATCAGGATAAAAACTATCAAAAACCTTATCTCTAGGTCTTTTCTTAGTCATTCATTTCTCCAAACAACTCATCAAGTTTAGCTTTAGTGTAATTCTTAAGCTCCTCAACACCATCCTTGGTATCGTGGTTGACATTGACAGTAGTTTGTGTTGCTTTACCCTCAATACGGTCAGCCCATTCCTTACGCTCATAGTTATCTTCAAAACTAGCCATGATTTGAAGCATAGCATTTTTAGCCACAGGAGTTGCAGGAGGGATTGAGTTATAGACTTCAAAGCCTATCTTACTCACAAGAACTTCATCTACGTCAATTAGACCCCAACGCATTTGATAAAGCTTTAGTGAATCCTCATCCAAAAGACTGAGTTCTCGCATTGTTTCAGAGTAAAGTTTACCAGTTCTAGCCATACTAGCAAACCTCCAAAATTTGATATACACCCTATAGGGCTTGAACCTATAACCGCACGCTTAGAAGGCGTGTGCTCTATCCAGTTGAGCTAAGGATGCTTAATGGGCAACATGAGAACAAGTCACCCTACACGTGTAAGCCCCTGACAGGATTTGAACCTGCGCATAGAGTTTTTGCAGAACTCGACCTTAACCACTTGGCTACAAGGGCAGAGGGAGGTGAGAGGGAAAAATATCAACAAAAACCTCTCACCATGAAACAACCACCGCTCACCACGAGCAATCTATCCTAGGCATCACAGAAAGGAATAGGTGTGCCTGATATTAAGTATATCAGATTAGGGTTTCTCTGTCAACCCTTTTTGAAAATAAATTCCTAAAAGTATTGCTTCTGCATCATCATCACATTCAACCTCATAACCAAGCTCTTTACAAAACTCAATAGCCTTAGCCTTAGCATCAGCTCTTTTACCGTTTAGCTTAAATTCTTTTCTCCACACAGTAGGGAATACAAACTTAACCTCTTGGTCTTTTAGCTCTCTTAAAACCATTCCTTGCACCTGTGCTAATTTCACAAGAGTTGCTTGATTACTTAAAATTTTTAACTCTTCAATTCCCACAAGATCAAACTTGCCATATTTCTCACAGAGTAATCTCACAAACTCTGCCATGTAGTTGCCTCTCACAAGAAGTTCTTTGTCTGTGCTTTTAATCACACCATAATCAACTAAAACTTCATCCTCAAATACTGCATATCCTGAACTTTTTGTGCTTAGGTCTAAACTTAGAATTTTCATGCTAATAATCTTAGCACAAAAGTGAAAATCTGTCAACAACCTCTTTTTATCTGGGCATAAATGATTGATATATATAATTTACTTAATTACTTAACCTTAGTACTTAATGATTAATACTTAATGATTAACTACTAAGTATCTAAGTAGTAAGTATTAAGTATATTATATATATCAATCATTAATCCCCAGATAGATATTTTAGGAAAACTTTATTATTTTACCTATTGACTATAATTATCTAAAGTGCTAAAATAATTTGTAACTAGCCAAAGGAGTATATAAATGTATAGTAAAATTTTTAACCTCTACTTCAGTAAAGATAGACATCCAGGAAACAACATCATCTCAGAAGAATACTTTCAAGCTTCTGTGGAATTAGAAGGAAAGAGAATAGCCAATGGAAGCCTAAAGCAGAATGTTAAAGACCTTGTGAAATTGCATTATGGTAAAGAAATCACAGAGATAGAATACTCTAGAAGCCCCCTTAGAGACTACTATCACCTGTGCACAGAAGAGTTAAGCCACAGTGAGCTAGGAAAGCTTTATTTTGACCTAATGAGCATGACCTACAAGGGAATGGAACTAGTTGATCTTGTGTATAAAGAAAATGGAGCACAAGCAGTAGCCAACTTCCTCTACAGTGCTAAATATAACTACTTCCACAAGGTTAGCATTGAGGATTATGATACCTACAATCCTGTGCCTTTTAGATTTTTCCTTAGCTTAGATCACAAGAAGTTTATGCCTAAGACTTCACAGGAAATGCTATTCTACAAGAAAATCATTAGCCCTAGAGCTTATGGTAAGTTTGTAGCCTTAAGCACAAAGAAGATGGAAAGATATAAGGATCGCTACTCACGTTACCTTAACCACTATCTAGGCACAGAAGGGAAAAGAACTAGCTTTAGATTTAATCCTAACTTCACAAGAATGGTCACAAGAAAGATCATCATGAAAGATAAGCTTCAAATGCTAGATGAATGGCTTAAGCTCTACAACTTAACCCCTATTCAGTATTATTCATGCTTTAGTATTAAGTCTGACACAGTAACACCTCATATAGAACTAATCTGTGAGAAAGCAGGAATGGACACAAAGCGTTTCCTTTACAATGCATTAATCCTTAGCCTTGAGAAGCATATAGCCAATCCTTTCTATGGTGAGAAAGGTCATGCTAATCCTGAGAGGTCACTAGCAATTCAATCAAGTAAATTTTTAAAAGAATCTGAAGGTACTCCTTCCTTCTAATCCACATGGGTAACAAACAAGTTTGTTTAAGTTACCCTTTTTAAGTACCTAGGTTAACTATTATTAAACCCTAACTTAACCTTAAGGAATTATGCTGGTATTTTTAAGAAGGTAATTTTTAGGTTTAATTTTCAAATAATGTAGGAAGGTAAGTAACCCTAATTTAATGTGATAAGCTTAATGGTAGTAGGTAACATTAATCCTAGTAGCAACCCACTTTTTACCTAGATTTTTATGCTGGTGAATAGTAACATCTCAGCCTCCTCCCTGCCTCCTTATTTTTTAATCGACCTAACAAAATTACCTTTTTTACTTGCAACAAACATAACCCTCTTTGTATCAATGGAAGGGAAATTAGAAAAAATTAACATAGCTTAACAAAAAAATTAACATAGCTTAATTTCTTTCTTAACCCACCTTAACTATACCTTCCCTAACTGTCACTTACTTACCTTCATTCATCCATATAAAAAAGCAACCTTAAATGCTTACCTTATCTACTCCTATCCCTATATCTACTATACATTAGATGACTAGATGACAAAGTAATCTATAGTTCTCTAATGTCTCCCCTGTAATTAGGTAAAGCTATATCTACATAATCAATAATATCTAAATTACTATTGTTTCCTATGGATAAGATTAATCTACCATAGATGATTATAGTTATATATGAAGGTCATGACATCTGATAGATGTCATGACCTTCTTAGTTTATTACATTCATTACCTTGTGATTATCAACAATCTCTTACATTCTCCTGTGTATGTACTTATATGACAAGTCATATTTCATAGCAAACTTAAGAAGAATTGTCTTCTAAAAGAAGGTTTACTTTACAAGCATTATTCTTACTTACTTTCTTTCATTCTTTCTTTACTTTCTTGATTGATTACTTTTCCATAATGCATACATGAAATTATAAATATAATTGATAAAAAGCTAAAAAATTTTAAAAAAGATTAAACTTTTTAACAAAAAAGGGTTGACTTTTATTTCTCTTCATGGTATACTTATAATGTGAGGTTGAGAGAGATACAACCTAAAAATTAAAAACATAGGAGATCCACAATGGAAAAAATTAAATTAGTATCACAACAAAAAGCATATAACGTTTACGTTAAAAGTTACAACGCTAAAACAAAAGAGCTTGAACTGACAAGAGACCTTTTGGAAGCTAAAGAATACAAAACTAAACAAGGTGCAGAAAGTTCTGCTAGAAGTATCTTCTCTTTATTTCTAGAAGGTACAACTGAACATATTTTCAATTCTGCAATTTTTACAAAATAAGCCCTAAATAGTAAAGCTATTCATCCAACTTGCAAGGGTTGGAAGGGTATAGGCTGAAAGAGATACAGCCACGGAGCTATCAAAAGTCAAGTCACTACCTTCTTAGGATAAGGAGCATAGAACTTGTGAGACAAGCCAAAAACAAAGATCTCAATATTAAAATCTTAAGGAGAAGCAAAAATGCTTAAAATTTATGTAGAATCTGTTTCAAATTATACACCTTGGTCTGGTGCTGTTAGTACCTATGAAACTATTGTAGAAGAAAACAAACTAGATGATCTTGATTTTCTTCTAGAAGAACTTTACCCTGAAGGAATTTCTGAAAGTAAACTGAATGATATTCTTTGTTTTGAAAGTGATTGGGTATTTGCACAACTTGGTATTAATGGCATGATTGAATGTCACTACTGTGGAACTATTTCAGATGAAGAAGATCTTGAGGAAGATGAAGACGGTTTAAGAATTTGCCCAAGTTGTCATCATGAAATTGATTAAAGGAAAACTAGCCTTATCCTCACCTTGGTAACTTGGAAACAACGGTTACACTTTAATTTAAAATCAAAGGAGAAATTTAAAATGAAACAATTTACAATGAACGGTGTAATAGAAACAATTGATAATGGTATTAAAAGTGGTATGATTGAAAATTATTATGTGACTAATGCTGAAGCTGTAAGCTTTAATTGTTTTGAAGGCAATATTTATCATGTAAATATTAAGCTTGTTACAAAAGAAGGATATAAAAACAAAATCATTACAATGGTTACTAACTCAACTTATATTGAAGACTTTGACCTATGGGATGATGAAAAAACACTTAAGGAAAATTTCCAATCTTGGTTAGAATGTATTTAAAGGAGAAGCTGAAATGTCTAAACAACTACAAACAATTATTGAAAAAGCACATAAAACAGGATTTGCAAATAAAAATGGTCGTTACTATATCTATTATCAAGGATACAGCGAATTAGAAAGCCAATGGCAAGCACGTTATAACAAAGAAACAGATACTTTTGAGCTAGATCATTGGGGAACTAATATCGTTATATTAGAACAATTCAGTACTTTCCCACTAGTAGCCCATATCTATGGACAAAGTAAAAGTGACCGTGATGCACTTGTTCAATTATTCAACTACTGTGGAAGAAATGACTTCCATGTTAGCTATCGCCCATCAAAAGATGAATTTTATGTGAAAGCCCAATTTGTAGGCAAGAAAACATTAGAAGATTATATCATTTAAGGAGAATAAACATGAAAAAATCACTTCTAATTATGTTCCTTGCTTGTGTGTTAGGGTTGAATATCTACACACTTTCACAAGTGAGCAAGATCACACAAAAAGAGCAAGAAAAGCAGGAATTTGTAGCAGATTACAAGCTTAAAGACAAGCAGATTCTTGATGCTTATATTGAAAATGGAGATCACAAGCTTGTCCTGTGGTCAGAAGATAAAAAGTCTAAAATTATTATTACTTTACCTAAAGAAACTTGGCAATTAAGTATTATTGGAAAGGTCTACAATGGAAAGATTTAATAGAGCACTACTAAACACGCTTTATATAGGAATTTTCTTCAGTTCATTCGCTATTATTGCAATTTTCCACACAGGAAGCAGGCTGACAGATATTTATAATAACCAGCCAAAAGAAGAGTTTGTTAAGACTGAAGGGAAACCTGTAGAACGTCAGATCATGGGAAAAACTGATGATGGTGAGTATTTAGAGCTTATTATTTGGAACTCAAGTAAAGAAAGAACTGATACTATTAAGGTAAATGCTAGCGATTATGATCTATATAAGATTGGTGAACAATTTTACACTGATAGAAATACAATCGCAACAGATGACGACTTACTAGAACATGAAGGATTATTGAAACCTTCACATTAATTAAAATCATAGGAGAAATTAAGATGTTAAAACTAATTATTTATAAGAGAAAAGCTTGTATCTACCTTGTTGGAGGTACTAAAGAAGCTGTTATCACGTTTGGTAAAGATGATAGTATATTTCAAATTTGTAATTATTTAAATTTTAACTTCAATCAATATTTTTGGGATGACTACCAAGGTATTTACTATAAAGGGAAATTTCATGAAGCAAGTGACGCAATGGAAACAGCAATAACTATTAAAAAAATCTTAATGGAGAAATAAAAATGACTTACCCTATATTTGAAAATCTTGAAACAGGAGAAAGACTCTATTTTGTTAAAAACTTAAATCCTGAATACCCTACTAATTGGTATGAAAAGTGCATTATTGAATACTATGAAGATCCACTGAACCAGGAATACTCAACAGAATTTTACTATATGAAAGAAATGGATTCAGATGATGAAATTTTGAATGAAGCTTGTAAGCTATTCCAGTTAAATAAGGAAAACTTTGAAAAAATTGGTGAAACTGACTATTAAGGAGAAAACTAAAATGAAAAACACTAAAAAACGCAAACTTAATCTTAAAAAACTATTTATTTACTACTCAAATGTCTTTGTAATCTTTTCTATTGCATTGCATCCAGTATTAGACTACTCTTTCCGCTTGTTCCTTCTCTTCTACTGTGCTGTATATGTTCTATGGACTTTTGTTGATATCACAAGTGAGGCACACAAGCTATGATCCAGGAAACGGTTGATATGGTTGTAAGGTTTATTGAACAAAATGCCTACTTTCATGCTCCATACCTTGACTTTCTAGGGGTTTATACCCTTGGGGAGTCTTGTTTATGGTTATCTAAAGGTGAAAAGGTTATTTTGATAAAAGCTTATGACAACTCTCAAGAATATTTCATTATTAACAAACTAGGAGGAGAATTAAGACTTAAATACCTAAATTCAGGTATTGATAAGCCTTTACTAATTCCTGAAAATTTAAAATTCTATCTAGGAGGTTTAAATGATTAACTTAACAGGTCATGATATTAATATCTGTGACCATAAAGGACAAGTTTATAAGATTATTCCAAAAAGTAAGCTTACTTTAAGAGCTTACACAAGTTATAAGACTATCAAAGAGCTAGAAGGTGTACCAATTGATATAATTGATTACACTATCACAGACCCTTTACCTGTGATTAAAAGCTTAATTGAGAATAATCAGTATATCATTGTAAGCAAGATCACAGCGGAAGCATTAAAGAAAAAAGGTATCACTAAAGGGGTACTAATCACAGGAAGAAAGTTTTATCTAGATGATGCCCTGATAGGTGTTAAGGGGTTAAGTCTATATGAATAAAGTTAAAATCAAAGGGAGTTACACAGAAACGCTTAATTTCTTACAGGAAAGCTTAAATCCTGAAGATCTAAAAGGTTTTAAGTATTTGAAACCCTTACAGGAGATACAAAAAAGAGCACTGAGGGAGTCTCTAGGAAAGATTTATAGAGATCCTATCTGTGACTATTTAATAAAATATAAGCTAGTAGGAAGAGTTAGAGATAATGGTATCATGGATGCTTTAAGCTACTCTTACGGTGATTTAAGTAGGTTCATAGAAACTAATTACACAGATAAAATTTTAGAAGATTACGGAAAAGAAGTTATCATTCCAGAATTTGTGCATTTTAATCCTTTAGAGGATATTAAAGCACAACTGATTGAATATAAGAGAATGGAAGCTGAAGAAAAGTCCCATAATTTCTTTAGAGACTCAAAAGGAATAGAAAGATTCTCTAATATAACTTTTAAGACGCTTTTAGAGGACTACTACAGCGGTTTTGAGTATGAGGAAGGGAATAATACTCCAAGCCTTAAAAAACAGCTTACAAGCCAAAATATAGCCTTTAAAGAGGATCATTTGAAGATATGGGGAGAAGTGAAAGCATGGTTTGAAAATTACTACATAGGTAAACCTAATTTTCATAAAGGCTATCACTACAGAACCTTAATTTATGATTATTTTGACGATAAAATTGAAGATATTTCTAAAAAGTGGGCTTTCTGTGGTTCTTGTCATGCTGAAAGGAAGACAGGAAGTGATACTCCTAAAATTTTAGATGGTGTGGGTTATAAAATGCTTAAATTCTATTGTTTAGATGGAGATTATAGACTAACTCCTTCCACACGTATATATTATTACCAGGAAGGCGAAAATGTAGCTTTTTCAGGAACTTACACAAATTTTGGAAATGGTGAAATGGCTAAAAGTGCTTACTCTTTCACAATAGCAATGATGTGTTTTATCTTTTCAAGAAAATTTGAAGATTTTAAAGAAATTGCAGGAATGAATATAAACACAGGAGAGCTAGAAGATGTAGGAATACGTTTCTATGCCAATACTTCACAAGATAGTAAATACAAGCAATTTGGTACAGCTGAGATACTTTCAGGTATTCACCTAGATGCTGATGATGCTTACCATATTCTGAATAGTAAATAAAAAATGACCCCCATTGCTGAAGATCATTTTTAACACACTAACTAGGATACATGAAGAAAATAAATAATCGAAAGGATTAAAAAGATAACTTATGTATCAAAGTAGTCCTTAATAAGAACTATAATATATTATATCACAAGTTGTAAAATTGTCAAATGATTAAACCTAAAAATTACAATTCTGTGATATTTAATTGAAATTCCTTATCTGAGCATTAATGAATTTCAAACCCTTCTTTTATATGAGCATTGGTGGTTCACTTATATAATAATACTTAATTTATATAATATATAACTACTTATCTACTAACTATATAGCTACTAAGTAACTAAGAAAATAATTTTAAAAATTTTTAGAAAAAGTATTGCTTTTTGAAAATCATTGTGCTAAAATAGGGTTACACTAACAAATGGAGTAAACAATAAAGAAGAAAGTAAGTAAGAAAGGAAAATAAAATAATGTATATTAAAATTCCCGTAAGCCTTTTGCATGATAATCCATTCAACTCTATCAATGAATGTATCTTTTATGCCTTCTGTGCTAGCCACACAAAGGACAAAGAAATGACATTCAACTATAGTACTGATACATTGCAAGAGGTTTTTCCTGTGTCTTCTTCACAGTTGACAAGATATCTTAATAATCTAGTAAATCTAGGTATTGCTAAGAATGAAAGTTATTTTTTCAACTATGGAGGTGTTAAGTTTGCAGGAAAAAGAAACTACAAAGTAGATACTAGCCTTTACTACAATAGTTTCAACTATGATGAAAATGGAAAAGCTAAAGATTACCTAAACCTTAACCTTGGATGGGTTATGCTTTACGGTATGAGCTTAAAAACAGCTCTAGTACTTGCTTTCCTGTGGACATCATACATTTACTTCGGTATGCCTGACAAATTTTACATAAACACAGCAAATATCATGGAAAATACAAGCATTAAGGATCGTAGAACTGTTTATAAAGCTCTTGACCAGCTTTCTGCATTAGGAATCATCACTGAGAAAAAATCAGATGAAAGGTACTTCAGACTTATTGAAGTTAATAAGGATAGATGCTTGTGTAATGATATTTCTGATGTTCATGATACACATGAAAGAGTGAACTATTCTTTTTTAAAGATTATTCAAGGTAAGTCAAAAAGATTTATCAATTCTTTTAAAAGTTACCTAAAAGAAGCTTCTTCTAGATTAGGTAATGTATTTTGGTATCCTTACAGTATCTTGATAGGAGAGTTACCTGAAAGGTTTAGATTTAAACCTGTAAATGATTGGAGATTTATAGAGTAAATGAGTAAAGAATTTTTAGATCTTCTGAGGAGAAATTACACAGAAGATGACCTGATTCCTTTTGGTGTGAATAAGAAATTTTACAACCAAAAGCATGAGGAAGCAAGGTTTAATAGAGACTTTGAGGAACACAAGTATAAAATTAAACTTATTCCTTCACAAGTTAAATCATTGAGGGATAAGTATGATTTATATATCTGCTTCACTCCTGTGAAAGATGGAAAGCGTACCAAACCTAATGCACAAGATAGCTTTATTATTGCACAAGATATTGATGGAGTACCTCTTCCTGAAGATCTACCTCCTTCTTACTATTGGGAAACTAGCCCAGGAAAATATCAAGGTGTATGGATTTTAGATAATAAAGTAACTCCACAGGAACAAGAGATCATTTGTAGAAAGCTTATTAAAAGATACAACTTCGACCCTTGTGGAGCTGACATTGTGCATTTCTACAGGATACCTTCCACAAGAAATCACAAGTATGCTAGTACTTTCAATGTATCAGGTATGCAAGGAAAAGGTACTGTGTATAGGAAACGTGAAATTATTAAGCACCTAAAGGATGTAGATATAACTACCTCAGTTGTTACAGATAATGAGCCTATAGAGTATAAAGAATATGATCTAGAGGAATTACTACTAGAGTATTCTGTGAAACAAGCTTATGGCAACACTTTAGGATCTGACAGGTCAGAATGGGCTTGGGACATTGAAAGTAAAATGTTCATAAATGGAGCAAGCAAGGAAGAGGTTAAATTTGTTCTCTTAAACGCTCCTGATGCTATGGCTAAGTTCACTGAAAGAAATGTAGATGCTGAAGTAAATAGAGTTTATGCTAAGGTTGAAGCTGAAGCTAAAGAGATTGAGGAAGAGCTTGAGACTAAGCCTAAGAAGCTAAAACGATTAGACAAAGGCTCTAAAGGTATAGTGAGACTAGAGGATACTGAGTTAAGAGGTAAAAAACCACAAAAAGGGAAAGTTAATATCAAACGAGTTGATGAGATTGAACCTTTTGATCCTACAGACTTTTGGTTAATCGAGGATCTGTGGGAGAATAACTCAGTGGGAGTGATTGGAGCACCTTCTAAATCCTTTAAATCAACTCTTACTCTTAACCTCGCTTGTGCTGTAGCCACAGGGAAGCCCTTTGATGGAAGGGAGGTTAAGCAAGGGGCTGTACTTATCATCCAAGGCGAGAATAATCTCTCTATGGAACAGCACAAGATATATTCAATCACTGGTGAAACTGAGTTGCCTATCTATTTCGTAGATGACAATATCACAATGGATCATATTTATAAGCTTAAAGATAGTATCATAGAGCTAGGAATTAAACTTTTAATTATTGATCCTATGTATCTACTTTTCGGTTCAGGTGATATCAATAAGCATAAGGATATTGTCCTAAGACTTGAAATGTTATCAACACTGAGCAAAAAAACTAACTGCTCTATCATGTTAGTACATCACTCAAGGAAACTTGAAAGAGGTGCTAAGATCCAAACATCAGATATGTATGGTTCTGCGTTTATTGAGGGATGGTATGAGTCAATGATTCTCTTACAGCGACAATCTAACAATTCATCAAGGATGGTAACTTATTTTAGAAACCATAAATCAGGAGATGTTTACGATCTTGTGGTTGATGATAATATGGGATGTAAAGCTTATAAAAGAAATGATGATTCGGGATATGAGCCTGACAAAATGGAACTAACTAGACTTACTAAAAAAGAAAAGGAAAAATTTGAAAATGAAAACCAATAAAGTAACAATCTTAACAGTAGCTACACTTGCTACACTTGCACTTGCTAATAATGCTAAGGCTGATGCTCAGGATAGCCCTGTAAGCTCACAGGAAGCTCCTACAGCTCTTGTAACTAATCCAGAGGGTAATAATACCACCGAGGCTAAACAGCCCACAGAGATCACTAAAGAGGGCACAGAGATCACTGTTAAAAATCCTGAGGTTGTAATTGACCAATCAAATGGTACAGGTAAGTATCAAGAATTTTCTGTAGAGTACAAAAACATTAAATTTGCTGATGATATGCCTATCAATCAGGGAGATAAAGTTACTATGACTTTCCCTGAAGAACTCAACTTCCAGACTAAGTATGAGTTTGATGTTAAGAACCCTGAAGATGCTGTGGTAGGTAAGGCTTCTACCAATCCTGAAGATCGTACAGTGACTACTGTGTTCAATGACTACTTTGCAGCTCATCCACTTAACAAACAAATGAGCCTAAAACTTGATGCAAAGTGGACTGACAAGGTAGAGTCAGGTAAGCCTGTGAATGTCAATTTTAACGGCACAGTTGTTACTGCTAACATTGGAAAAGAGCAAGTAATTGGTAAGGATGAGTTAATCGCTAAATGGGGTTCACAAGATAAAGATGACCCTACTGTGATTAATTGGACAGCACGCATTAACTACGCTAAGCGTGTTCTGAACTATGTGACTATCATTGATGAGATGTCAGAGAACCAGAAACTAGTTGATAACTACTTTGAGATCAAAAACATTGAAAGTCTTGACCCTTGGATTGATAAGGGGAGTGCTATGGATCTAGTTAAGTCAATCAGTAAATCAGATCATGGATTTACAATCAAGATGGATCGCTTGGATCACATGCTATACATCAACTATAAGACTAAGCTTGTCAATGCTGTGAAAGATAGTGTTAATCCTACTAACAAAATTGAGTTGAAAGCAGAAACAGATGGAGCTACCTCATACAGCTATGTACAGCTTGTAGGTGGTAAAGGTGATGCTTCAGGTGAGAATAAACCTGTTTGGGAAATTCCTAATGATGCTCCTAAGTATGAGAAACCTGAGATCAACATTAATGATATTCCATTAATGCCTCCAGCACCAATTTTAGAGAAGCCTTATCTTCCAATCGAAGATATTCCACTTCTTCCACCAGCTCCTATCTTGGAAAAACCTTACTTGCCTATTGAGGATATTCCTTTGATGCCTCCTGCTCCTATTTTGGATAAACCTGAGTATCCAATTCCAGCAGAACCAGAGAAACCTAACACACCTCCTTCAGTTCCTGAAATTCCTGTAACTCCTAAAGAAGAACCAAAAGTACCTTCAGAAAGTCCTAAGGTAGAACCTAAGAAGGAAGAGGTTAAGGTAGAAAACAAAGGTGAAGTTTCACATGAAACACCTGTAGAAACTTATAAAGCTCCTATGCTTCCACAAACAGGATCACAAGCTGGTGTAGCCCTATCTGTATTAGGTTTAACAGTATTGAGCCTCACAGTAGCATTTAAGAAAAAAGAAAACTAATACCAAGGGGTGAAATTCCCCTTGACTTTAAAATTTTGGAGAACTTAAAAATGAGACTAGATAAAATAAAAAAAGACTTAAAAGATATGAGAAAAGCAGGTTTTATTGATTGTAACATTCAATGCTTACTAGACAAGCTTGAGAAAGTAACTATTGGTAAAGTTACAGTACCTCAATATGTAGCTAATTGGTATGAAGAGAATAAATATGACCTAGAATTTAGTGTTTGGGATTATGTGTATAAGTTTGATGAAAAAGAAAATACATCTTTCAAAGAGTGGTTTGCTGATTCTAGAAATGACCCATTCAAAACTCTTGTAAGCATGTACCATTTTGGTTATAAGGTTGAGGAAAAGCTGTATGTAGTGAAGTTTAAGGGGATTAAAGCAGGTAAAGCTCATCTTAACTATGATTCTAAGGACAAAGTATGGTATTTTGACAATCGTGTAAATGGGACTGCTGTAAAAACATTTCACACAAAGGAAGAGCTTGAAAAAGCTGGATTTGGGTGGGTGTTTAATAGCCCAGGAGTTGAGGTGACAGAAGTTAAAGAAGGATAGTATTTTTGTCCAGTTCATGTTAATTTACATTGTAGTCTTTAGTACACTTAGTCTATATCAAATACTTTCTAAAATTGAGAAATTGAATGATACTATCAAAGGACAGGTTGTTAAAATTGAAAAGCTCACAGAGCAGAATAAGGCACAAGATGTGATTATTAACAAGCTAAATGCTGAGTACAACTTAAAGGAACATAAGTGATGGGTAAAGAAGGATGGTATAGAGCCTGTACATGGTTAGATGAAGCAGGTAAAAGAAATGATGTATCAGGAGTATTCTTTAGAGCTATAGATTCCTACCTTAAAAGCGTAGATATGTCTATTAGTGCTTACATAAGTAAATTACACAATAGAGCCACAGGGGGAGAAATTAAGAATGGAGGAGCTTACTATTCTGTGAAGAAAGTAGCAGAAAATAAGCGTATTCTATTCCCCTACCTTGTGGATCACATGACAGAAGTATTTAGTAAGGAAGAGCGTGAATACCTTTGTTGGTACTATGTGCATACTAAGAAGGGTGATGTAAGAAGATCACAGCTTCTAGCTAGTTATTATGATAAGTATGAAGGAAAGAAATCTCCTAAAATACCTGAAATGTTTGAAGGCTGTTCTGTGACCTCTAAAGACGAGGAAGAGGTTTCAATTAAGAAATTATCACAGAAAGAACGTCTTAGAAAAGAAATGAATAGAAAAGAAATTTTAGAAAGGGCACTAGCTATTGAAATTGCTGAAGGAAGACTACACAAAAGTATTCCTTATGGTGATTTGAAAGCTACTTGGAAGTAATTATGGAACATGTAGGAAATTTATTTAAGGATAGTGAAAACCTTGATGTAATTGTTAAAGGAACAGTCACAGGAAAATCTATGAATAGTCAAGATGAAGTGTTGTATCAGATTGAAACACCATGTGGAGATTGTTTTGAAGCTGACGAACGCTGTGTATATCATGATGTAACAAAACCTGTGGAAGTACCTCAATATGTAGCTGATTGGTATGAAGAGAATAAGAACAATCTAGACTATAATTTGTGGAATTTCATTATGGATTGGGATGAGCAAGAACCTAGTGAGTTTAAACAATGGATTAATGGAAGTAAAGAAGCCTTCAAGACTATTGTGAATATGCATCAATTTGGTTATAAAGTAGATAGGGAAAAACTATATATAGTTCGTATAAAAGGTTTTAATGGTAAACACTCAATATTAAAATATGATGAGTTTAGTGAAACTTGGTATTTTGGTGATACTGAAAATAATGTTTGTATACGTGAATACCATACACGTAAGCAGATTGAAGAAGCTGGTTTGTCTGGTGTATTTAATAATCCTATGTTTGAAGTCAAGGAGGTTGAGTGATGGATAAACAGGAATTATATAATAAAGTTGAAGACTTAGATATATTTAGTATAGGTATTAGAAAATATGTAGCACTTAGTGAAGTTATGTATTTGATAAAACAGCTTGACGAACCACAGAAAGTAGTAATTCCACACTATGTAGCAGATTGGATTGAGTATTGTAAGGAACATAATTTTACATTATTAGGATGTCTTGATCCAGTAGACGAATTAGGGATGTCATGGAGTGAAGGGTTTAAAGGGGATGCTAGAAAATGTGTTAAATGGTGTATAAAAGAAAGTAATACTTTTGCTAAAGCTTGGGGCAATGGTTATGAGATTGAAAAAGAGAAGAAGTATACAGTTATGGTTAATAATACCATGGAAGCTTCTAAATACCTTAAATATGATAAGGTTGTTAAAAAATGGTATTTTGGAATGACTAGTGGTTCTGATGCAGTACGTTTATACCATACAAAAGAAGAGCTTATTAGTGGAGGCTTTGAGTGGGTATTATCTTGTGAAGGAGTAGAAGTTGAGGAGGTTGAAGAATGAGTAATTTATGGGAAGAAACTATTGAAATTTTAAAGAAAAATGATAAAACTTTTGAGGATGTACTCTTTATCCAAGGGGAAGACTTCAAAGTAACAAAAGAAAACTTTGAAATTGTAGCTAAGAAGACAAATTATGACGCTGGCTTTGGTGCTCAACATGTTGCCACAGACCTTGTGCTAGTTGGAGATGGTTGGTGGATCGAACGCTTTGAATATGATGGTTCTGAATGTTGGGAATTTAAAACTATCCCAACAGAGAAGTCTAAAGTTATACCTATTCTTTACTTAGATAGAGGTATGTGGGATACCCTTAAGGAAATGAATGAGGTTGAGTTGTAATGAAATTTTTAAGACTTGGCTTATTGATTAGTGGTACTGACATTGAAGAATTTATTATAGATGCTTCTCAGATCATACTTGTTGTTGAAGATAGTATTGCTGATACATGGTGTGTAAAGGTAGTGTTGAAGGACTTTGAAGATCATTACTACTTCACTCATATTTATAAAACTCCTTTCTTTGAAGAGATTGGAAGTATGTATAACTTCTATAGAAAACTAAAGGAGATAATTGATGCTTGATTTTTTATATGTAGCCTTAGGTTTTATATGGTTTGCAGGTATGGTATGTACTGTAGTTGCTCTATACACATCTTGTGTGAAAGGAGAGAAAAATGAGTGAAGAAGTAATTGTACGATACTATTTTGTAGGAGGAGGTCATCTTGACTGTGAGTACACAGATAGGGAAATGTATTATCACAGCCTTTCTACTTTTGAAAAAGGTGGTATTCTTATCTTTGACAAAATGGTTATAAACACAAAGAATGTAACCAATTTACAGATTATTAAAGAAGGTGCAATGAACATTGATTAACACTATTGACCTAAAATATCCTGTGTGCTTGGATATTGAAACAACAGGTCTTGATAGGTTTAGAGATGAAATTACTTCAATTCAGATTGGGTTTACAAATGTAGACGAAGGAAAATATGTACGTAGGTTCTTCAATTGGAATAAGTTAGGAATGAAACGTGCTTTAAAACTTCTTACCTACCTTAAGGGTGCTAAGTTAGTCACACACAATGGAAAGTTTGACTTGCTATTTCTCTATGTTAAGACTGGTGTTGAGTTGAAGCTTTGGATTGATACCTTGGTAATGGCTCATGTCTGTGGTGAGGAGGAGTTAGGACTTAAACCACTAACTAAGAAGTATTTCAAGGTAGATTATGATATCTCTAAGGAAGCTAAGACAGGAAAGATCACAGAGAAGTTTAAAGCCTATGGTTTGGATGATGTGTACTATCCTATGAAGCTTGTTAAGATATTCAAGAAGAAGCTTAAGATATATAACCTTGAGAAAGTATTCAAGCATGAGATGCGTGTGTATAAGGCTTATCTTGAGGTTGAAAAGAATGGTATGCCTATCAGTCCTAGAAGACATGAAATTGCTAAGAAGCTTCAAGAACAGTATAAACCTATCCTTGAAAGGCTAATAACAGTAGCTAACATCAACTGGAACTCTACAGCACAGGTGGCTAAAGTACTTTTCACAGAGAAGGACGTTCCTGTGTATGATGAGAAAGGTGAGAAGCTTCCTAACACTTATGAGGTAATTGAGTATACCTTCATGAATGATGTAATCTATAGAAGTGAGTTTGACACACGTAAGGGAGCTACACTGTTCGTGAATGAGTGGAAGGAAAAGAACCCTCACCTGTATGATATTGAGGTTAAGCTTAAACACAACTACGCTCCTGTGATTATTGGCTATGGTGTAGGGCTTAAGGCTATTGAAAAAACAGCTAAGGGAGTTCCTTCAGTAAGCAGTGATGTGCTAGTAAACTATGTAGGTAATCCTGTAGTGGATGATCTGCTAGAGTATCGTAGATTGACTAAGTTAGAAACTTTCATTAAATCTTGGGAAGAAATTCAGGTAAATGATAGGATCTACCCTAGTTTTAACATTACAGCACGTACGGGAAGAACTACTTGCTCATCACCAAACATCCAGCAGATTCCCCAGGATAAAAATGTAAGGAATTTGATTGAAGCTAGACCTGGATGGGTAATAAAAGAGCAGGATTACTCGCAAATTGAACTCCGTGTAGCTTCTATGTTCTCAGGAGATGAGAATATGCAACATGCTTATATATCAGGAAGTGACTTGCACAGTAAGACTACTGAATTACTGTTTGGTGATACTTCCAGCCTTAGTCCTCAAGAGCAGAAGAGGAAGCGGACGGAAGCAAAATCTATGAACTTTGGGTTTTTATACGGAATGAGTGCAAAAACATTCGTAGACTATGCGAAAGGGTATGGATTGAATATTACTGAAGAACAATCAGAAGGCTTTCGTAACAACTTCTTTAAGGCTTATCCTACACTACTACAGTGGCATGAGGATTGTAAAAATTATGCAAGAGCAAACGGATATACATGGTCTCCTATAGGTCGTAAACGTTTCCTTCCTGACATTAATTCTAGTAACTTTAGAGCTAGAGGTCAGGCTGAAAGACAATCCATAAACTCAGGTGTGCAAGGCTTTGCTTCAGACATGTGTACTAGTGCTTTAGCTGACATTGTATTCAGTAAAGAAATTGACCATGATAGGTGTCTAGTTATAGGTTCTGTGCATGATGCTATTCTCTTTGAGATAAGAGAGGACTATGTAGATGAAGTATCTCCTATCATTAATAGAATAATGGAGAAACCTTCTATCATTGAAGGTATTGATATTCCAATACCAATCATTGCTGACTCAGAAGTTGGAAAGGCATGGGGAGGATAAGAATGATAATCTTAGATAAGCCTGCTTATAGGCTTGACGAATATAAAGAGATCAGAGAGGCTAATCGCAGGTTTTTTAAGATTGACCCTGAGCATTACATAGATAAACAGAATGATTGGGAAGACTTATATACTATCTCAATTAGAGGTACTGTGTATGTAATGGATGACTTCTTCAATGGACTTAGACACATCAGAAAGCACTATGGACAGCCTGTACCTAAGATGAGTAGCTTTGACCTAATTTTTAAGACTAAACATGGACTACCTGAAGAGATTGACTACATGTACAGGAGATTTAGTAACGCTTACAAGACTGTTACTGACTATATTTCACAGACGTGTTGTTTTTCTCATGTGGTAGTTGATGAACCTGAAAAGATGGAGAGGAGGATTGTTCATTATCCTGTGATTGATGGTACTATCCCTTTGTGGTTAAGAGAGAAAATACTTTCAATCATTGATAATGGTTATTCAGAATGACATATAATGTACTTCAATTTTTTGACAGCCAACTTGAGAAGGTATATAAATTTGATACCTATGAGGAAGCTGAGAAGTTTTATGAAGAGATGCACAAGAAAACTAAAAGCACCTACTTCATTCGCTATAAAATGAACTTAGATAACGTATTCTAGGAGGAATAATGGTAAATAAAAACAGTTCAGTGGGTATCACTGAAGACATCATCACTAACATCATGCACTTAGGAGCTAGTGAGTATCACTTAGAGATCCTAATTCGTAAGTATGAGGATCAGATTAAATTCTGGTATAACTTGGATAATCCTGAGTTTCAAACTGAAGAAGATAAAATTGCTATCTATGATACAAAGGATAAAGTATTCCAGATCACACAGCTCTTGCAAACAACCACAACAGAGCGAAGAAAAGCTATGGAATTGCTTAAGGCACAAGCAAATGAAGAAGGTAATCCTGATATGTGGTGTCTTATTAAACACGTTCTTGTGGCTACTATTACAGCCTTTGAAGCTTGGCAGGTAGATTTAGCCAATGATAAGGTTAAGTTTGCTTTCCTTGAGCAGTCACGTGTAGCAAACCAAGTTTTAGCATTATTTTTAGGTTATGAGGTAACACCTTGTAGTGCTTGCCTAACAGATCAATTAAAAGAGGATGGGAAGTAATTCCCATCCTGTGAGGAAAATTATGAACTATAAAGAAATTATTGAGGATATTTTAAAAACTAAAAGTAAATCAAAACTGTGTGATGAGTCAGGTATCCCACAGTATTATGTAGATAAGGTACTTCATGGTGAAGATGTTCCTGAGCAGGTTAAGACTAAGATTATTGAGTTAGTTGCTCATGAAAATGGTGATGAAGAGTTGATTGAAATTACACAGAATGAGGAAACCTTTATCCTTGACTCACCTATTGATACTTTCCCTGATAAAGTTAACCGTATCTCTTACCTTAACTATGTTCTAAATAGTACAAAAGCGAACAAAAACCACTACTGGAAACAGTTACTCACAAAGAATGGTACAACCACAGAGGGACAAAAAGCAGATCAACTAGAGCGGATGGTTAAGGCTATCCTTGCAGGTAACTGGAAAGTTGTAGATGAAGAGCTTCCTTATATGATTAAGCTTTCTAGTGGTCACTATTTGACTAAGATGGTTGATGGTTCTCTTGGTTGGTCTCTTGTGCAAAATGCAAACACTGTGGTAGGTAGCAGTAAGGCTGAGTTGGTAACAGCTTACCCTGAGTATACAGACTTTATTGTACAGGAAGCTCTTAATGTGGTTAGTTTTAAACCACAAGGTGAGAAAAGTACACGGTTTACACCTACACACAAAAAGAAAGGCTTTGTGATCCGAGATGCAAGAAAAAATTATTAATTATTCCTTGATCTTTGGTTTCCTATTATTGACTCTTTGCTGTTATGCCACTGTGACCTCACAGAAGGCTCAAATTGAGCGTTTAGAATATCAGGTGGGTAAACTTAAGGGTGAGTTAGAAAAGACTCATGAGGAGCTTAATAGCAAGGTCTATTCACTTGATATGAGATTCAAAGACATGGTTTATTATTTAGAAAATGGAGTAGGTAGAGGTGGATAATGACAACTTATAGTGTAAGTCGAGTAAAAACATTTTTAGAAAACCCTTGGAAGCATTGGTGTAAATACCTAGCAGGCTACAAGGAAAAGCAAGATCCTGAATTAACACAGTATATGGATCGTGGTACATACTTCCATAGAGGGATGGAGTTACTAGCACAAAGTAAAGGAAAGATGGAGTTAGATGAGCTTTTTCCTAAGCTACGTGAGATCTATGCAGAATCAGGATTCTTAGAGGAAGCTAAACTTTCAGGAGAAGAAGCTATTAAACGCTATCTTTCTGAAGGTGAGCCTATAGATTTTGAAAAAGTCATTGAGACTGAACATCAAGTATTCTTTGACCTACCTAATGGACATGAGTTTACAGGTATCATTGATGCTGTTATCCAGAATGATGATGGTACAGTAACTATTGTGGACTATAAAACTCACTCTACAGCTCCTACTGAGGATGAATATAGATATAGCTTACAAGGAAACTTGTACATGTATGTGTACTCACAGCTAGGATATAATGTACGTGATATGATCTTCGACTGTGTAAATCCTAAACTAAAGGTCACAGGAAGAAACTACAAACGTAAGACTATCCGTCTTGTGTATAATGAATACCGTACTAAGGACTTCTTTGACCAGTTTGTACATCTTGTAGACTTAATTGAGTCTGATCCTGAGTTTAAACTTTACATTCCAGGAAGTCATAAGCCTGATGCCTATGATTACCTCTATAAAGTCTACATTGGTGAGATGATGGAAGACTTAGATGAATTTATTGAAAAAAATTTTACAAAAAAGGGTTGACAGTTCAACCGTAAAATGATAGAATAACTTTGTTGGGTTATCCAATAATACACTAATAGGGAGGAAGCGAATGATTAGGTTCATTTGGGCACAGGATGCTAATGGACTGATTGGGAGTAAAGGAAAGGTTCCTTGGTATAACCGAGATGATCTTAATTACTTTAAGAATCAGACTACAGGTGGTATCGTTGTAATGGGTAGCAAGACTTGGTACTCACTAGGATGTAAGCCACTAAAGAATCGTCATAACATTATCCTAACTACACAGGATGACATTAAAGGTTATGACCATGAGGATGTATACATTGCACACACACCTCAGGAAGTAATTGAAGTCTATGAGAACTCTGGACTTGACCTTTGGGTTATCGGAGGAGCTATGACTTACAAAACTTTTGAACCTTGGTGTGACGAAGCTGTGGTAAGCACAGTTGAGGGTGAGTATGAGGGAGACACTTACTATAAGGGTCTATCTGATAAGCTCACTGATGACAATGTAGTAGTTACAATGAAAGGTGAAGGCTTCACAGTGAAGCATTATAAGGTGAAATAATGGTAACACAAGATGCTTGTATCTTTTTATGTGTTATTTGTGCATTTCTAGCAGGTTTTATTTGTTATTTCATTGGCAAATGGGATAAAGAAGATAAACATGTAACCATAAAAGGTACAAAATTAAAGCTCATTGAAGGTATTGATGGAGTTACATCAGTACAACTTACTCCTATTCGATATGTTGAACTTCTAACAAAAGAAGAAGAGTGCAATGAGTTGAAACTAGCTATTAAGAGGTTTGCAGATGAAACTCCTAAGGGAAATTAAAGATCTAGTATCTCTCATGGGATGTGTTGTAGTATCAGTAGCTTTACTAGCTATCACAGTTAAGCTTATAGCTATTGTATGGAACTTTATTATGTCGTGGTAAAAGATGAAAGAAGATATTATTAACCCTAAACGTTACACAGGTAACAAGATTGAGTGCTGGGATTTCTGGATCAATGCTGGTCTTAATCCTTTTGTAGCATCTGCTGTTAAGTACGTGTGGCGATATAAAGAAAAGAATGGTGTAGAGGATCTTAAAAAGGCTCTTGTGTTCTTAGATAAAATGAAGAACACACCTAATGAGATGCTATACTTTACTAAAACTGAGTTCTTTGCTTCAGATGAGTTACTTGAAAACATGAGTGACATTCAGAGATTCATTGTAAACACTTCTGTGCAAACAACTCATGAGAATTTATATAAAGTAGCTATTAGTGATATGGAAATTGCTATCAACTACTTAATTAAAACAGAATATGGAGAATTAAGTGACTGACATACTACTAATTTTATTGATTATTGTTATGACTTATAACATTATCATTGGTATTTATTTTATCTCTAGAAGCAAAGTGCTTAAGACAGTTATGATTAAGTACAAAGATAATGCTCCACACCTTGTGGATTTCACAAAAGGTGATTGGATTGACTTAGCTTCTCCTAAGAGTATGGTTTACAAGAAAGGTGATCTAGTTCATGTTGATTTTGGGGTAGCTATGAAGCTTCCTGAAGGGTATGAAGCTCACATTGCACCTAGATCTAGTCTATTCCAGAACACAGGATTGCTTCTCACTAATGGAGTAGGTGTTATTGATAACTCTTACTGTGGTGATGAAGACTACTGGGGAGCTAAGTTCTATGCCACAAGAGATGGACTCATCGAAGAAGGACAGCGCTTGTGTCAATTCAGAATTATTGAAAACCAACCTAACATTCATTTTAAAAAAGTAAACCACTTAGGGAATGAAAACCGTGGTGGTTATGGAAGTACAGGAAAGTAGGAACACATGAAATTACAAAAACTAACAAAAATTAAATTACACACAATGACATCTTTCTATGGTGAGCCTGGAAGTGGCAAGAGCTACTTCATCAATTCACTACCAGGAAGTGTACTAGTGATTGATACTGACCGTGGATTAGCTTCAGTTGATCCAGATGAGCGTTTTGCAGTAGCAGAATGTCACACATGGGATGATGTAGTGGAAGCTATGACTTATGCTAAAGACTTTGATAGCATTGCTGTGGATCACTTCACAGGTGTCCAAGAGTTGCTTTACAAACACATCATGGAAAAGGCATCAAGCAAAAAGATGACTTTGCCTATGTATGGTGAAGCATCAACTACCCTTAAAGGACTTATTGACGATCTTGTGGCTCTATCTTATGCAGGTAAGAATGTATATGTTATCTGTCAACAAAAATCAGTCAACCTTGAAGATGTTGTGGATGAAAATATTCCAGCATCTATCATACCTAACTTGATGGAAAGTGTAGGTAAGTATCTTACAGCATCAAGTCGTGTTATTGGACACACAGAGCGTGTTCTTAAATCTAAAGTTGTTAAGGGTGTTAAGAAGTCTAAGGATTTCTATCAAGTACGCTTGTCAGGAAACCCTGCATACAACTTGAAAGTTACTCGCAAGCCAGGACTTGCAATTCCTGAAACTGTAACTAATCCTACTTGGGATGTAATTGTAGGCTACACAGATGGAACAACTCAAGCTAAGGAAGCTAAAGCTAAAGAAACAAAAGAAGAAACTAAAGGAGAATAACCATGTCAAAACTATCAATTAAAGCAAAAGCACCAGAAGAACGTGAATTTATTTACACCCCAGGAAAGTATGAAGTACTTGTAGAGTCTGTAGAGCAGGGAACTAACAGAAACACAGGAAACCTTTTCTACAAATTTGTCCTTCGTGGTAACTTTGGTGAAAACCTTACACTTTTCAACCTCTTTGTACGTGACAATACTTATGGACAAGAACAGCTTTACAAGATTATTGAAGCTGTAGGACTTGACCCTAATTCAGATGATATTGACACAGATGATATTGTAGGTAAGTACATGGGAGTTGAGATCAAAGAAGGTGATCCATACCAAGGTAAACGTCAATTCAATGTACGTGACATCTTTGCCCTTGATGAAGAAGATGAAGAAGCAGAAGAAGATACATCAGTAGAAGATGATGACTGGTCTGATGCAGAATAATTAAATGGTATCCCTAGTGGATACCTTACACAGAGTAGCTAGGATCTCCTTATAGATTACATTTTTTTATTTCGATTGCCAGCACTTGTGATTCCCACACTAGCTACTCTCTGTAAGGTATTTACTTTTTTAACCAGTCTAGTTAGCTATTTATAGTTTCTATCCCAAAGTTATTCTCATGGTTTCTGTTCCTAAATATTTTTTCGCTTCCATTACTAACTAGGCTGGTTAAAGGAGTAAATATGAATAAACTTGAAGAGTTTCAACTCTATATCCTAAAGCGTAGAGATGCGTTTGAGCATAAATACAACATAGGTAATAAGACTGTAGGTGATCTGTATAGATATGATCTACCTAATAACCTTAAGTACCTTGATGATATGTCTCAGATGTTCATACGGACACTTAACACAGTGAGAGTACCACTTAGGGATAAACTACTTACTGTGTATGTTTATCGCTATATAGGGCATGAGAAGTACGTTAGAAGATGTACTAATGAGCATGATGTAATCACAATACATCAACTAGAAAAACTAGCAACTAAGCTTAACTCATCAAAGGCTAAACTTTCTCCTAACTACAAGTCTCCTGCTATTCAGGTAATGACTAGAGAGTTAAATAGAGGGGAAAGATTTCTTGCTTCCTGTGCAGATTTCATTGATAACCTTCCTGATGATCTATTCAGAGGATGGAAGTGTAGTGAGATATATAGATACTTCACTAAACAGCATAATATCTATGGTATAAGTAAGTTCACAGCCTATAGCCTTGCTACAGACTTTGCTTACATAAATGAGCTACATATAGAAATAGACTTCATTGTGGGATGTTCTCCTAGTATGAGAAAGATGTACCTTGAAATTGTGGGTAAGGATAGATTTAGCACAGTAGAGTATAGACAGTTTGCTCTAGATATCATGAAGTGGTATATAGATCAACCCTTTGCAGATAACAAAGAGAGGATCATTACCCCTAATGATGTAGGTCACATGCTTGTGTCTTACTATAAGTACACAAGAGGAATGTGTAAGATTAGATACCCTAAGAAGACTAGGGTTAGGGTTAGTAACTTGGTAATATCGAGGAGTATGTATGAATTTTATAAAGGTGTACCAAGTGAAACTGATTGATGAACTTGGTAATTGTTACTATGATGAGACTATCTGTGGCTTTAAGAAGAGACAGAAGTTTATCAAAAAATGGTCAGGAGATGACCAGATTACTAGAGTTCAAAAAGGTGATATAACTATTTATATAAAAAACTGTGGAGAGGAGTTATGGTCGTATGAATGTTGAAAATGTTAAGTTGGCAGAAGAACCTAGATCTACACCAGCTAAGGCATCAGATGAATACATTAAGCTTGAAAGAGAGTTTGATAAGCTCACAGAAGCTATCAAGCTGTCTCATAGCACAAGAGAAAGAAAAGCTATGAGAGCAAGAAAAAAGAAGATCCGTGAACAACAGAACCTTCTTTACTATCAAATGCTTTATTCAGGTTACATTGAGTACACTCAGACTGTGCTAGGGTTATCTACACCACAAGCGCTGTATAAGAGACTTAAGAAACACAAGAATAAGAAAAAATAAAGAGAGCAATTAAGCTCTCTTTTTATTTTGGACAATTACAGTCATCTTTAGGGAGTTCTGTAAGTTTAAGACATTCAGGTGTATCTTGTGCATCCATGATAGGAGTATACTCTAGCTTGAATTGGTGTACACGGAAGACACCTGAAGAAGAGTTAGCAGGCTCTACTCTAACTTTAACGTGCTGTCCAGCAGGTACAATAATACTATCAGACATCTCCATAGCACCATCTGAGATACCAGTCATCTGCCAGTGTACTCCACGGTTCTTTCTAAGATCTTCAGTGTATTGTTCTCCTGAGTGGTATACAACAATCTCCATTGTGTTATCCTGAGCAGGATTAAGAGTAGTACCATCCGCACACCATCTAATGTACACACGGTACTTACGATCAGTTTGCTTTCTTCTTCCATCATCAGACTCACCAGCTACAACACCTGTAGTGGAGTCCATGTAGAGGTCTAAGTCATAACCTTCTGTGATAGGATGGTAGAAGTCAGCAGAAGACACAGCAGAGTTTCTAGCATAGTTTACTTGTACAGTACCTACATCACCCATCTTAGAGAGGTATTCAGCCATACACTGAACCATATCCCACAATGCACAGATGTTCTGAATGTAGTGGTTAAGTTGACAAGCAAGCTTCTTCATAAAGGAGCTAAAGAACTTAGGATTGTAGCACTTCTGACTCTCAGCCATACATGCAAACCGTCCTACACCCTTGTTATTTTCATCTACTAGTCGTTGACAATCTGCAACAGGAATTTCTTCACAGTCACATTCATCATACCAACAGTGGTCTTTAGGGTTCTCACCATAACTAGTGAACGTAGCTTCATTCAGTCTAGTTGTTTTATCATCAATAGCCATTAGTCACCTATCTTTCCTTGTGCTTTCCACTTACCACCCTTACGAATACGTGATGGTGAGTAGTTTTCTTTACCAGTATCAGTAGCATAGATTTCAGCATTAGGTTTAGTATCCCAAAAGTTTTGGTTAGCTGTCCTTCTAATCTTCATCCACTGTCTTGTAGTGTTAAGAGACTTCCAAGCATTAGACTTTCTGATAGCCCACGGTCTAATCTTAGCATTTTCTGTGTAGTACACAGTAATGACATTGTTACCCTCAACCACAGTGTGAGTATAGGTTGTTCTCTCAGGAGCATAGTTAGTGATAGCAGGAGGGTTGTAATTTACATTACTTCCTATAGTCTGATTGCTTAGAGTTACATCCCCACGTAGTGGTTGATTATTAGCCTTATTAAGGTGCTTAATAATAACATCAGCAGTAGTGGGTATCTTCTCATATCTAAATGAGTAGTTACCATTACCAGTTACTCTAGGTACATTGATAGGGTTCTGACCTGGTACAAGCCTGTAACCTTGAATGGAAGGAGGATCTTGTCTAAAAGGATCTCCATGAGTCACAGGAGTGTAGCTTTGAGTCTGGATTTCTCTCCCTGTGTCCTTATCAATGAACTTAACAATCTGTCCATAAATAGGATTGTATCTGAATGTAAGCTCTCTAGTTTGTCCTGAAGGGACTGTAATATTCTGTAGTCTATTACCTATAATTTTATATGTAGCTCTAAAGATCTCAGAAGCAGTATGTGATTGGTTTGTGTCACCAGGAACTTTCTTTGAGGTTTCCCATAAAGTAGCTCCTGTAACATTATCAACATACTTGATTACAAGTGTACCATCTTTAGGTGCTTGAGGTACATTAAGGATGCTTGTGTTAGGCACAGTCAAACTGAATGACACAGTGGCGGTTGTAGGACTAAATTGCCATTGGTCAATAGTAGTAGCTACATCTCCTCTTTGCTCATTAACCTTAGAGGAGATCTCAACATCATTGATATTTAACTGTTTATTGATTGTCTCAGTCCAGTTATTACCAAAGGCTGGGTCATAGGACTTATTGAAGATCATCCCTTGTGGAGTGTTAATTCCATAAGAAGCATTACCAAAAGCTCCTGAAATGGTAAGTCCTGGTGTCTTAGTATATGACACAGACTTGATTACAGCTCTTGTGTGTCTAGCTTTAACTTTAGTACCTTCTACCACAAGGTCATAGTAGATACTACCCTCAGTGTTTACGTGACCAACAGCAATTTGACCACCATCAACAGAAGGAACAAGCATAGGGTTTTCAATCCTAAAACTGTTCCCACTGATATAGGTCTTAGTACCACTGTCAGTAGAGTAGATATTAAGGCTTAGGGCTTGCCTTACCTTAGTAATCTGCTCCTGATTAAGTGTAGCTTGATCTGCCATTAATTAATTCCTCCTGCAAGGTCATTCTCAGTCTTGCCATTGTTAGTTCTAATAAAGGCACTACCATCAACAGTTCCACCAAAGAGGTTAATATTACCTGTGGCAATATGTCTATCAGGGTACAGATTACCCTCAAAGATAGTTCCACCTGTTTGTTTCCATGCTCCTGAACCTTTAAGATCCTGTAGAAGTTTCTCAAAAGCACCTTTGAGTTGATTGTACTCATTTTTAAGTGTAGTAAACTCTTCAGGTGACACATACTGAGGAAGAGTTACCTTATTACCTCCACTAAGTGACAACTCTCTTGTATTAGCATTGAATGCTAAATTTTTCCACAGGCTAGTACTGTAATTACCAATACCTTGAACTTTAACATTATCACCACTTACTTCTATGACTTTCCAAATACCTCTATTGATAGTATTTTGGTCTGAGTAGAAGTCTTCTGCTGTATCTCCTACTTTAATACCATCAGGGTTTCTGAAGCCTGATTTTTTCACAGTGCGGACATTAGTTGTATCAGCAGTACCAGGAATATCTCCATCATAGAACCTATGGATACTTTGTGAAGGAAGAGTAACTGAGTTACCACCACTAATTGATAATGTATTATTATTAACTGTCAGAGTTTGCTTATCATTATCAGGTTTGTTCTCTAGTGCTGTGATTCTAGCCTTCAAAGAGGTATCATCATAGGCTGTAGCAGTAGGTTTATCTGTTATTTTATATACTGTTTTTGACATTAGTTTAACCTCGGTAAGTAATAGAATTTGTTGTCAGTAGGGTTCTTTAGAACAACAGTACCTTGAACAGCTTGCATGTAGAATTTTGCGTTCTTGATAGTCATGTTAAGTCTACCAACAACTTCCTCATTCTTCTTGACTTCGATCTCTATAGGTTCTTCTGAGTCTAATTCTTCCTTAGTTATGAAATGAGTGTAGTGTTCTGTTGTAGACTCAGTAATTATAGTCCATACAATCTTTGGAGTAAACCTGAAGAATACTTTGCCATTGCTATCCCATATTGCGAGTATACCTACCTCAAATTTCAACTCTTGTGGTTGTATGAAACTAGCACTTCCTGATATTGCTTGAGCACTTGTGGACAAAACACTTAGATTAATAGACTCTCCAGAGAAGCTTTTATGTAAGTTAAACTCTCCATAGTCATAGGATCCTGCATAGTCTAGTATTAAGCCTGCTTCTAATATAGTATTACGACGAATTGTACCATCATTTGTAACAAAATAGAAGTGGTTATCTAGTGAGTCATAATTAAAGCTAGGTTTAAAAACTTCCCTATTCTCAGGAGTTAATTTTTGGAAAAAACCTCCATTTTTTGTATTGTAGGGAACTTGTCTAGCAGTATCAGTAGCCATCTCAATATGAAATGTACCATCAGCATCTAATAATAGACCATTACCTTTAGCTTTATATACTTTAGGCTCTACATTAGCAGGCAATTCAATAGAGTTACCATTTGAGATACTGAGAGTATTACCATTAAGTGTGAGAGTTTGATTATCACTAGGTAAAGTCACAGAATTACCATCTGAGATTGATAAAACTCTATCAGATAAAGTTAAAGATTGTTTAGGGTGATTATAAGTTAGGTCATTCACACCATTTAGAGTAACAGTGTTACCATCCACAGAAGCTACTTTAAACATGCCAATATTATATAGCTCTTTATTCCAATAGTGATCTACTACTGTATCACCTACTTTAATGGTGTCAGCATTTACAAGCTTATCTTTTGTGACACGTACATTCTGTGAAGTACCATTACCTGAGATATCACCTTTAGCAAAGAAAGTGTTTACACCCACAGGAGTTACAGGCTTATCCTCTAAGGCTTTGATTCTATCCTTCAATGCACTATCATCATAGGCTAAAGCTACAGTATCCTTATCCTCAAACTCAACCTCTTTGATAGTACCATCTACTAGTGTGTAGGTAAGTTTTACTCTATTACCATTTCTTGATACATTCACAGAAGAGATAAAGTTATCTGTTTTACCTTCTAAGGCTTTTAGCCTATTAATCACAGCAGTGTCATCATAGGTAACTCCACCACCTTGACCATTAACCTTAATCCATCTAGTCCTATCAGGAGAAAGGATATATAGGTCTCCATTAGGGAGAAGATACATGTGGTCTCTATCTCCCATAAACACATCAGGTAGCTTATCAACAGGGGCTACCCAAGTATCTTCAGCAGGCATACACTGAGTACACCATGTATTAGGGTTTCCACTACAAGTTGTACATCCCATTAGTTAATACCTCCTGCCAAGTCATTTTCTGTTTTACCATTATTAGTACGGATGAAGAAGTCACTATCCACTGTGTTAGAGAACAAGTTAATATTACCAGTAGCAATATTTCTCTTAGGTACAAAGTCTCCTTCAAGACCACCTTGCCAAGCTCCACTAGCAGTTAGGTTGTTAATGATCTTCATTAAAGCATTTTTCAATCTTGCATTTTCAGCTCTAAGGTCAGCATCATTGTAAGCTGGTGAAGGTTGTGGAATAGTTCCTGTGAAGGAGATAACTCCATCATTAGAAATACTAATATCCTTACCTGCTTTGTATGTTTTACCTCCTGAGCTATTATCCATCAACCAGCATAGTTGATTAGTGATGTTTTTATTAAAGCACCACTGTGAATAGAAAGCCTTAGATGTTTGCTCAGGTAAGTCACAAAGTGTTGTATCCCTTAGCACAAGGGAGTGTAATTTAATTCTGTCATCATTCTGCTTTCTAAGAGAGTCACAGGCTGTTCTACCTACTACAATCTCTTCACATTGACAGTTAATACAATCTGACATAATTTCTCCTATTTATCATCAATAAAGCAATCAAACTTACAATCCATTAAGTCACATCCACCCTTAATAAGAGGGATAGTTTCTACTTTCTTCTCAGGTTTTGGAGGAATAGTAGGTTCTTTTGGAGGTTGTTCATTGAAAGGCTTAGGTTTAGTAGCATTGTTCACAGGAGGCTTTTCAGTGAATGGAGGGAAAGGAGGTCTCACAATCTGCTCTCTTGTGTATACATTTTGGTGTCTATCGCCTGGAACACTACCACGTACTTCTACTTTCAAGTGGGTAAAGTTAGCAGGTAGATTAGTGAATGTTTTATTCCACTTAATAGTTGATAGATGCCAATTAGGCTCATAGGCAAGGTTTTGTGTATCAGCGTGTCTAGCAAGTAGAATATCTTTTTGTACTACTGAGTAGTTGTTACCACCATCAGTTGAAGCGTATACATCAAAGTACCAATCATAAGTTCCACCATACTGTACATAAGACCCCTGAAGAATACCACCAACCCCTGCTTGATAAGAGTATCCAAGTAGATTAAGTTGGATGTCTACAATAGTACCTTCATTATTCTTAGATGTGAAGCCTATTCCTGTACCATAACCATGTCTGTGAGCTTCACTAAGGTCAAGACCTTGTACACTTCCTCTAGGTGAACCACCCATAGCAGCATCATATGGAGCACCTGATCTTGCAAATGTTCCCCAAGCCTCTTGCCACTTAGTAGCTCCTCCTTGCTGGTTATTACCTGCCTCATACTCTCTCTTTCTTCTCTCATAGTCGGCTTTTCTAGCATTATAGGATGCAAGAGCAGAAGCATAGTTTGAGTTGCTGTTATTGTAAGCCTGTAAAGCTCTTTCATATTCAGCTCTTCTAGCATTGTAGCCATTTAGACTAGCTTGATAATCAGAAAGAAGTCTTCTCTTCTCATTTTCCCAATTAGATTGGTCAGGCGAAGGTTTATTTTCTTGGTCTGAATTATATACACCAATAAATCTATTAACACTTTCAATTCTGTCAGCTAAACAATGCTGTACTTCACATACCTTTTGTGCTTTTCTCTGTAAGCACTTCATACGTTTAATTATATCACAGATGATCTCAATAATGTTCTTGATATTACACCATATTCTGAAGAAGCCATGTGCTGTATTTTCTTTTACTTTACACTCTTCTCCATTGGCAATAGCATCACCAGCTAACTTCACAGAGTCAGCTAGATCATGCTTCATTTTTTCACATTCATGAGCTTTGTAGAACTTTATTCTACATCTGCAATTAGGACAGTATTCAAACATAGTATCTCCTAGCAGTTGTCACAGTCAATAACACAGCCTTCTACTTTAGGAAGAGGTGAGTTGTTATTTACATAAGTAGCTCTTACATCACTTGATGTAGGGTCAAAATCCCACTGATCCAGTGTTTTAAATAGTAAGATATCTCCTGTGCTACCTCCTTGTGGTCTAAGGATAGTTTCTTTACCAATAGAAATAGACCCTGGTTTATCTGTAAAGCTTGATCCTGTTTGATAAGATTTAGTCCACACAGTTCTTCCATTAGTATCTAGGATAGAGAAAGTAGCATTGTTTCCATAGCTTCCTCCATCACCAATGTATTTAACACCATCAAAGTCAACCCTAGACACATGAGCTTTAACACTACCATCTTCATTCATAGTGTACATGTGTGATACTTTACCTGTAATAGTACCTCTACCAACTTCTCTACCTGCATATACCATGTTCCAAACAATAGCAAAGTCACCATTTTGTTGAACTGTTACAGATGTGAATGTATCACCATTACCTGAAGCATTGGCAGATGTACCTACACCTTTCATACCAAAGACAACATTCTCAAGCATTTTGCCTTTAATGTGTTCCACAAGACCTGTGATTCTTTCATCCTGACATTTAGCAATAGAACATAGCTTGTCTACCTTGCTTTCTAAGCACTCTAACTTAGTAAGGATATAGCATAATTGGTTAATAATGTTTTTAAGAACACACCACACACCATAGAAACCTCTTCTAATTGCTTCAGGTAAGTTACACCACTCAGCCTTTAGAATAGCTCTCATTTTAGGTCTAATTTGAAGGTCATTTAGCTCTTGTAGCTTGGTACAGTCTCCAATACCAACATTCTCACAGGAGCAGTCCTTTTGTTTACAAATGTCTTCCATAGTTCCTCCAATAAAAATAGGGAGGGGATATACCCCACCCCCTTAACCAAACAATAAGTGGTTTAAGTTCCAAGCAGACAGCCAGATTTCTCCTGAAGTTCTAAGCTTGAATTTTCTCCAGTAGTAGTTTCCATCTCCTACACCACCTACACCTGTATCACCAGTTGCAGTTTGGTCAAACACAAAGTAGTCACCTACATGTGTCATTTGGTCAGGAAGCTTAGCCCCATTTTTATCAGTGATAATGATATCTTCCACAGCGACCCCATTATCAGTCCAATTAAAGGCTACTGGAACAAGCTCTTTACAGTATACTTGCCACAAACCATTAACATACTTCAAGTCATCTACACGATAAGCATGTTGCATCTTACCTGGTGCAGAAGGTCTAGGTGTAGCCTTAGCAGGAGTTAAGTACTCAGCTCCTCTAGCCATAGCTACAAGTCTATCAATGTCAATTCCTCCTGGGCAGTTACCTACAATAGTAGTTCTTCCATATTGGCGGATTAAGATTAATCCTGATGTGACAGACACACATGAAACTAGTTTACCATGTTTTCTTTGTGCAGACTTAGATATAGCACCAGTTGAGTTTACACTTCTATAAGGATTTGTGAAGTGAAGTCTCTTACCTTCATTAGATGTTCTGCTACCTTTATTATGGAGAGAGGCAATAGCCTGTACCACATCAATGTTTTGAGATAGTGATGAAGAGTAATCATTACCTGCTCTACAACCATCAAAGTCTAAGATATAGTCAAGGAAAAGTTCAGCTTGTCTACTAGACATATTAAGAAATTCCCAAGAGAATTTTTTGTTTTCTAGGTATTGTTCTACCTCTTCAACTTCATCAGCACCATAGATACGGAATGAATAAGTACCATCTTTCTTCTCAGCAAAGGTATACTCTTTACCTAGCTCATCAAGGATTTCAGTAAGTAATTCTACTTTTCTATCCTTTTTAATGTGAAACTCAATACCAAAAGGTCTTTTACTGATAGTTCTATTATCTTTCATATAGTGACCATCAGCCTGTACAGCTACAAGGTACTGTAAGTAAGTATCTGACACAGGCAAACCTTCTGCTTCATAGCTTCCTGCATTTGGGAAGATTAAAGCACCTTTAGTAGAAAACATATCCTTAGCTTCACTAACCTTATAGGTTTTACTTGCTTGAGACTTCCACAACATTCTATGGTCAGCAGTTACCTCAACATCTCTAAAGAACCAAGTATCTTTAATGTGAGGCTCTACTTTATTATACACAGTATCAAAGATAATGCTTCCATCATCTAATCTATATGTAGCAATTTCATCACCTACTTGGATATCTTTTAAGCTTACCCAGCCTTGTTTAGTAAGGAGTTCAGTATCCTCCACAGGTAAACACGCTGTAGATGATACTTCACCGTGCTTCAGAATGTGTTGTCTATCAATAGGAATACCATAGCGTTCACAGATATCACGAATGAGCTTAGCAGAGTTTCTATAAGTTTCCTCAGCAATAGTCCATGTAGGTGCTCCTGTGTTGTTTAAGTGTTCAATACCAATAGAGCGTTGGTTCATTGGATAGTTACCAGCATGATAAGCAACATAGTTTTCACCAACACAACCCCAGATCTTGTCAGGTGTTACTTGATAGTTAGCAGATGTCCCATGTCCTGAAGAAACGTACCAAGTATGTCTAGCCACAGCATCATTAGTAGTTGCATTGTGGTGAATGACAATTCTGTCGATCTTAACACGGTTTCCATCACAGTTCATTGGGTTAGGATCTACACCAGTAATTAGTCCTGAGTAGATTTCACCATTAATATTCTTAGCAGGTACAGCCACAGCAGTGTTTCCTCCTTGCATTTTAGCTTGTGTAGCCTTCTTCTTAAGTCTGAAGGCTGTAGGGTAAGTAGCAGAATAAGGAAGCTTCACAAGGTTTGCAGAAGATCCTCCTGCTGGGTTAGTAAGTTGACTTCCTTGGTTTTGTCCAAAGAACCATCCAAAACCTCCACCAGCATCACTATCAAACAATGCTACGTGAGATACAGGAGTCCATCCAGCTACCTCTTTAAATACAGCTACGTCTCCTTCTTCCATCATCTCTACTTCATCAAAGTATTTTAGGATGCCATTAGTTCGTCTTTGTTCCCAAAGATCCTTAACATATCCTGACACAGTACAGTTAGAATAGGGTACTCCATTTTCCTTACACCATTGTGCATATAAATCCCAGCACTGAAAACCATAGCTTCCATCCACATCTGTGCCATTATTCATCCACTTGGATTTAAAGGTTTTGTAATCCACCATTACTCTCCTTGAGATTCATTATATTTCTTGCTTGAGATACCTAGTACAGTACCAGTGAAAGTGGTAAGTAATGCTAAAGTACCTGTGATTGCAGTTGAGTCAAACTTGTACAAAGCTCCTAGCCCTGTAATCAAAGTGATTAAGGCTGGTGCTACTACAGTTACTAATTTCTTATAAAAATCATATTGTTTATTTGTTAAGTTCATTTAGTTCTCCTTATTTCTTAAAGATACCTGGGATGTTTAGGATGATACGTTTGTTAAAGATATTGGCATCACTTGTAGCATACATTCTGACTACATCAGCCCCCTTATCTACCCAGATAGATGTAGAAACATCTCCTACCCATACTTGAGACTCAATAAGCTCAGCAGGTCTAGGAGCACCTGTAGGTAATTTAGCAATAACATTTCCTTGACCAACAGCCTTAAGAATTTTAAAGTCTACTTTCAGAATGCCTACACCTGTACTACTAGAGTAAGTAAGTGTTATTCTAGGAGATACATCTGTGTCATAAGTACCTTCTTGAACAATCTCTCTATTAGTGAAAGTACCTCTATACACAGTAATATCTGTAGATTTAGCCTCTTGATCTTTGACAATCTTATCTACTTCTTGCTTAGTATAAGTCTCAGCTTTCTTATAGAACTTTCCTAAAGCTTCATCTAGGTTTACATCATAGGTAGTTACATTATCCTCAGTAGCAGGAGTCACAGTAACTCCTTCAGTGGTAGATGTAACCTTTGTGATTGTGTCTTTATCTACCTTCTCTTCTAAGGCTGTAACACGCTCTTTTAAGGCTGTGTCATCATAGACTGTATCTTTGTCTTCCTTAGCCTCTAGTACAGCAATTCTATCAACTAGAGGCTTATCATTGTAAGGTGTTGCTTCAGGAAGTGTCACAGAGTTGCCATTAGAAATAGATAATTCATTACCATTTAATGATAATGTTTGTTTATCACTATCTTCTTTAGCCTCTAAAGCTGTAACTCTAGCTTTTAATTCACTATCATCATACACAGTATCTTTATCAGGCTTATTCTCTAGAGCCTCTACTCTATCCTTTAAAGCACTGTCATCATACACTGTGTCCTTATCTTCTTTTGCTTCTAGTGCTTGAACTCTTTCCTTAAGAGCTGTGTCATCATAAGCAACAGATACAGTGTCCTTGTCATCAAACTCTACTTCACTAGATGATCCATCAACTCTAGTATAAGTTAGTTTGACCTTATTACCGTCCCTAGACACAGTAACATCTTTCACAAAATTGTCTGTTCTATTTTCTAGGGCTTTAAGGCGGTTAAGGATCTCTGTATCATCAAAAGATGATCCACCTTTTTCGGTCAAACAGCTTTTATCAATTACTATTTTTACCATTGGCAATCTCCTCTTCTACATGCCTTCTCATCTTCTCATTAAGACCATGAATGTAATGATTACCACCAAGGTCATTAAAGTATTCCTTCACAAGAGGTTCAGTCATATCCCACTTCTCTTGCCATGTAAACTCAGTAGAGTTATAGATGTTAAGATACTCTGAGCGTAAGCTAGCCCGTTTAGCACCCTTAGATAGCTCTACAAGCTGGTGTCTCTTGTGGTTAAGCCAAGCTACCCCACAACCGCAAGCTGTGGTCACAAAGAGTGTTATTCCTGAGATCACAGCTTGGTTTTCAAGGAGTTTTACAATTAATTTATCCATTTAGTTCTCCTATAGTGAGTCTATAACTGCTGTAGTTACAGGTTTGATAAAGTTAAAGCTAGCCCCATCATGTTTAGTAATAGTCACTTTAGCTTTAAAAACACCTATTGAGCTATCATTACCATCATACTTATCACCAATATGATGTTGTTGTTCTAATTCCACATGTACTTCAGATACCTTATCTCCAAGAACATCTTTGAGGTTTTTCTCAAAAATCTTTTCTTGTACTTTCAGTAGTTCAGGTGTAACAGTTCTATAATGACCATCCTCAATGTTTATTATATTATTATTATTATAATCCCTATTTACCACACCATACACAAAAACTTGATTTCCAATAATATCTCTGATTTCATCATCAGATATTTCAGGAGCTTCAGGTTCTTCATTAGGTGCTTCTTCAGTGTGAGGTACTTTGTAGGTATGTTCTGATACTTTACCATTTAGAGTAGTTCTTACTTTAAGGTTATAGTTAGTCTTACCACTCAATACTTCTGAACCTTTTTCATACTTAGGCCCTTCAAGCACAGCTTCTACAACAGTACCTTCAGGTAACCTAGCCTTCAAGTCATTGATAATCTTATCTTCAAAGGCTCTCTTATCCTCATTAGATACTTCAGGAACTTCAACTACTTGACCCTCTTTAGTGATAATCTTAGAGAACTTATCTTCTACCTTAGGTAGTACTTCTAGTAAGTCAATACTCATCTCAGTAGTAGTACCAATACTCATAGGTTCAGACTGATAAACATCACCATTAGGCTTAGTAATCTTCACAACCTTAGTATAGAGAGGTGCACCTGTAGCTTTATCACCTACATTATCACCAGGAATTTTATTGACTAATACTTCCACAGTATAGTCTTTAAGCTCAGGAATATCTCCTACTTTATCTGTGATCTCTTTCTTGTAAGCTTCAATATCCTCAAGAGGAGCATCACCAATTAAGGTAATAGTGTTGTTTTGATTAACATAATAATTACCTAAAGTAGTATTAGTACTTAACTTACCTGACACAATAGTATCCAACTCTTCATTAGTAAGCACAGGTGTTGGAACAGGCTCAGGCTGTGGTTCAGGAGTAGGTTTAGGTTCTTCAGGTATATTAGAGTTTTCTGTGCTAGAAGAAGCAGATTCAGATGTAGATACTGAAGTACTTTCACTAGTTGTAGTACTTTCTGTAGTTGACTCACTCACAGAAGTGGATTCAGCAGAAGTGCTCTCTGAAGTTGATTCAGAAGTAGATGCTTGACTTTCTGAGGTAGAGTTACTTTCACTAGAAGATTCTGACACAGAAGTGCTTTCAGAAACAGATGCAGAAACACTTCCACTTTGTGACTCAGGTTTTTTATCTTCCTCAGAAGATTCTCCACATTTAACAACAATTGTTTGTTCACACTTGGACTCTAGCATTTCACAAGTGGCTTTAGGAATAGGGCTAAAACCCTCATAAGTTGGATAGATAACTCCACAGAGCTTATCTTCTTCAGCTAATTTATAAGCCATATTTTCTCCTATCTTACATAAACATCAATGGATGTTTTCTCATTAGTTAAGTAGGCTTTACCCTTAAAACCAAAAGGAGTGTCATAAAGTCTACCCTTAACATCACCCCAAGATGAAGGCACAGAAAGGATAATATGACCATCTTGGTCTGAAAGGAAGCCATAAGCATTATAGCTCTTATTCACATTTACACTTGTAGGGAAGTTGTTACCTGAGGAATAAGTCCACTCATAACCACTATATTCTACCCTACCTAGTGATATAAATTGAGCCAAAGTGTAGATCTGTTGAGTACCCGACTGATCTAGTCCATCACTAGTCTTATCAGAGAACTTGTCATAGCCATTAGCTTTCTCAACTTCTTTCTTACCTGACTCTTTATCTTGCTTAGAATACTCAGTCTTTTCTTTTACAGCAGATTTTGGTAAGTATCCTACCATCCCATTGTACTTATCATAGATAAGCCATTCACCATTGATCTTACCTGTAACCTTATTACATTTATAGAAGGTATCAAGCACAGTATTGTCACCATTACCTTTAATGCCCTCTACTTTATCTACTACAATCTCATAGAAAGTTCTTTGTACTCCACCACTCTTATTAGGTTTTCCAGCATCAGCACTAGTACCACTAGAGCCATCAGGAGTATAGTTATCCTGTCCTCTGATTCTTACAATCCTAAGAATAGTTGCTCCATAACCTGTGATAGATCTTGTGTGTTCAATAACATGAGTGATATTGTTAAAGTTTTGTTCAATAACTCTAGCATTATCAACACCACCACCTCCATAAACAAGAGTATGTCCATAAGGTGTAGTAGTCTCATTAGTAGATATAATATCACCTACTTGTAATTGTGATTCATTAGTATAAGGAATAACATCAGCAAAGCTACTGACATCATTACCAATACCAATCTGATTACCATTACCCCAGAGACTACCTCCAAATTGTTGAGCAACCCAGTTTACAAGGTCTACACATTGATAAGGTGAATATGGAGGGGGAGGTCCACCATCTACATCAATGGATTGACCTACTACCCGCTGTGCAACTTGGTAAGCATTTGTCATATCAATTATACCTCAATCTTATCCTTCAGTAAACTTGAGCACAACCCTGTTATGTAGGTGAAGTCATAGCTAAACTCTTCATTATCCAAAGTAATAATGTTGTCTTTTTTCCTACAAAAAATAGAATGTTTCTCTAGGGTGAGTTCTAGATAGTCACTATCCATCCACTCTTTAGCTCCTCCATAGTCATGGTTCTTATAAACCTGTCTAAAGAAGTACTCCACAGCAGACTCAACTAATATTCTATTTCTCATACGTTTCACAAGAAACATTTTATTCTCCATAGTACTCCATCTCTCTTTCAATCTCTTTTAGGGCATACTCTACCCTCTGAATATCACTCTTAAGGATCTCATTTTGGATCACAGATTGATAATCAGTAGGGTGAGATGCTAAGTGTGCTTCAAGTTTAAACTGTCTAATCTCCATACTGAGTAGCTGGTTAAGCTTATTCTTATATCTGTTATATAGCCTTGTTACTATAACGTTCATTACTTCTCCTAGTTGATATGACTGAATTTAAGAAAGTTTCTAAGTGTGATCTGTGCTTCTCCTAGAGCATACACAGTGAAAATCTTCTCGCCAGCACTGAATAAGGCACTTCTCTGTGCATCATTTAGATACCAAGCAGAATACATTAGGTCATAGCCTTCCATTGGGTTACTATTAGGAAAGATACCTTCACCACTAGCATCATCACCAATCCAGTTACATCCCCACTGTCTTCTGAATATCTCAGTGAGCTCAATCTCAGAAAGCTCTCCTGTAGCTTCATTTTTAGCACTGACAACTAAGTGTACATCTGATAGAGGAACAGCTTTCTTACCATCACACTGTGATACATCCATCTTAATGATGAACTTTAAGAACCATCTTTGAAACCTATCTAAGTCACTAGGTACAAGTACTCTGAACTGAGCAGAGCCTTTAGTTCTATCAATCACAACAGTGTCACTTGGAGACTCATTCTTTTCTTTAGGTGATTCATCCTTGCTTTCCAAGGCTTTCTTAACCACTTCAAAGTATTTATTAGCTCCATCAATACGCTCTTGGAGGGCATTTCCTGGAACACCTCCCCAGTCAGCTAGGAAACGAGTAGTGAGCTGTGCAATATCTCCATCACTAGAAGCTACTTCTTTTACCACATTCTTAAGTGTCTCTTCACTCATCATGAAAGCTACTTGTGTGTTAAAAGTAAAGATGCTACTATTTCTTGCTCTAGCAAACTCATAGAGTGCTTTAGACCTTGGACCTGTCCACTGACCTAATCCTAGACCAATCCAGTGTTTACCACCTACATTGTACCCAGGCTCATTAAGAGGGTCTTTATATAGACTAGCAAAGGCTTGCCATGAACCCATAAGGTTCTCAGCTGTAGGCTCTTGTGCTACTTTATCATACTGTTTACCTGTGGCATAGTCAGCCTCATATCTTCTAGCTGTTACATTAGACTCTCTCACAAAGTAACCAATAATAGCGGATACACCTTGTGCTTTAGCTTCAGGAATTTCTTTCTTAATAGCTCTAGCAAAGGTTTTTACTCTTGTTTCAATATCATCACTCTCTGAGCCTTCAATACTATCATCTGAGTAAGGAGCACAGGAAGAGGCAGTAGAGAGTGAGTCAACGTAGTCAAGAGCATAGAGGTCAGTTACCCCTCCTCTACGCTGTTTTGATTGCTGGATTACTCTTGATTTAGTTCTACTAACAGTATTCACTAATTTATTTAGATAATCTGCCATTTCTCCTCCTACTGGTTAACAATGATATCTCTATCACTGTAAAGATATTTAGATAGCTCTAGTTGCTGTACATGAGAACTTCCTACTTGGTATACATCGGTGATCTTGGTCACAAAGAACCAGTTACTTTCCTTGAGAACCTTCTCATAGTACTTAGAACACGCTGTAAGCTCCCAAACTCCTGCATTAAGGGTAAACAGTACCCTATCCCCAGCCTGCACTGTGTGCTTTCTAAGAGGCTCTACAGTCATGGTATAGACTATCTTCCTACGGGAGTTCTTAAGTCGTCTAATAGCTGTTCTATAGAGCTGTTCTGTGGCTCTTAACCTATCAGCATCAGTGATCTCTTTATTATCATCTGCAATGGACTGAGTATCATTATCAGTAACAGTACCCCAGTAAAGCTCTCCTGCTTCTAAGGCAATACCTTCTTCATCTAGGATAGCAAACTCATCACCAATAATCTCAGGAGCAAACACAGGTAGCTGTGGATAGTCATAAGACCGTTGTGAGTTTACCTTATTACCTGTCTTAATCACAGGGAAGCCCTCAAGCATAAACTTAGGATTATAGAAGATGTCTCTAAGGGTTAATGAGCTTGCTCCTGAGTCTGACTTATCTGACATAGCTACAGCAATGTTGATAGTATCCTCATAGTTCTCAGATACATTATCTAATGACACAAGGTAGTTATACTCATTGATAAGTACATCCCTCTTAATACCAAAGATACCAAACTCAATTATGTAAGGGTCATAGCGGTTTACTCTCCAATAGAGTGATGTAGTCTTCTCACATACTTTTGTAAGGAACTCTAGGAAGGACTCTCTTGAGAACTCATACTCAATCAAGTTCTTTTCAGCATAGTCATCCACATACTTGATTTTGAACTCATTAAGAAGGTCATCCTTGTGCTGTTCATTAGACCAGTATCCCATAGCCTGCTCTACAGCAGATACGACTGATCTAGCCTTCACAGTAACATTGGTAGGAAGGGTTCTCTTACCCAGCCTACCTATAACGTGTGATGTCTGAACTGTGACTGTGCTATTCTGATAGTCACTAGACTTATCTCCTACATAGCCCTCATACTTCCAGTCCTCTGTTTGAACTACAATGTGTGTATTACCACTAAGTAACTTGGAATATTTTAAAGGTAAGGTTAAGGTGATAGCAGGAACTTCCATCAATGCAAACTGTACTTGAATGTCATTTAGGAAGTCATCTTTAGGAATAATTACTGACTTCCTACCTGAAGCCTCACTATTAATAATATAACCAATCATACTGTTACACTCTCATAATCTATATAAATACAAGCTGTATCGCTCTCTACTCCACTGACTGACACAGTGTTTAGTCCTTTCTTGATGTAAGGTAACTCAGCACATAACTTCAACACAGAGAGGGAGATGTCCTGATAGTTGAACTCTAAACATTCCCAAGACTTAGCATATTTAAGCTCGCCTTTATAGTTAGCTGTAAGTACACCTGAGTATTCTCCTTTAATCTTGAAGTCAATGTCATTAATCCTTACAATAGGATCTTTGAAGTCTCCTTCAATAGCAATACTCCATTTGTGACTATCTAGCACAGTAGTAGAAAGGAACTCACCATTTAGCACTTCATTTACACAAGTGTCGCAGATAGCATGCTTATACATACATTGAAGCCCTTTACCATCTTTCTTACACTTGGAGCAGTTATACACCACTCTCCACTTAGAGTTACATTCCTCAAAGAAGTCATTCATAAACTCTACATTTGTCTGTGCTGTGCATAGATCAATCATACCGTCCATCTCACAGCAATCACTCTCACAGCACTCACAGTAGTTATTACAGTTAGGTAGACCATTACAGCAGTGTCTTGACTTACCTAAGCAACTAGCCTTCATATCGAGGAAGTCACAGTTGTCATAGGGCTCTAGGAATGTCTTATCATCATCTGCCTTATACCACACACCATCTGGATTATCAAACTCTACTTTAAACACAAGGTAGTCATCATCTGTCAGTACCCACTGTTTATTGTTCTGGATACTTGTTACATAAGCATTGCACCACACAAGCTGTAGTCCTGTCTGTACAGCCCACAGCTTTCCTGGTGTCATTAATTGCTCCATAATGAAGTCATAGTGAGCTTGTACATGCTCTTCTGACCAATCATGTGTCTTAAGTGCTATCTGTAATGAGATTGTGTTAGAGTCCACAAGAGACATCTTACTAGTGTTACCAACATAAGAACCATTAGTAAAAGTGCGTGAGGTTTTATTCTCACGCAAACTAATACTTTCTGTCTGCTCATCAATAGATTTTCTACCAAGGAACACAAGGTCATTAAATTGGATGTAGCGTTTAGGTTGGGTGAAGTTTTCATCACATCTAAACATTAAACATACCTCATCAATCTGTCAATTCCAAACAACCCATTTAAGTACTGAGACTTATTGTCAATATTTTGACTGATCTTAGCATTATTTGTGTTGTATACATTATTAATTATAGTCTGTCCTGAGCTACTTTGCAAGGCTTTGTTGCCATACTTATTGAGATTATTTAGGAAGTTTAATCCTAGACTCTCTACAGCTTTCTTACGAAGTACATACTCACCAGGGGTAAGCATAGTAGGCACAGTGTCGGTTCCTCTTGGAGTCCAATCAACACCAATGACATCACCATCTGAGTGGTACTCAGGGATGATACCACCAAACTGTTTACGTTTACCTTTCTTCTTACCTCCACCACTAACTGACTTAGGAGTAGACTCAAAGATACCTCTTACAGCACTAGCTACAGAGTTCACAAGGGAGCCTAAGGCTTCCTCAATCTTCTTAGCCTCTTCTGTGATACTAGAGGTGTCAACATCTTTAGGATCATTACCATTAACTTTGTCTTTAGCCTCTTTGATCTTACCTGAAGTCTTATCAACTTTAATGCCAAGAGCTTCAAGCAATGCTAAACCTTCTTTATTGATGTTAGAAGTATCAACATTATCAAGGTTAACTTTTGATAACAAGGCTTTAGCCTCATCAATCTTCAGTGCACCATCTTTGTATAGTTTACCAATAAGGTTAGTAAAGTTAGTGATTCCAGCTTGAATCTGAGCTTTCTCTTCCTCAGATACTTCGTTATCCTTACTTACTTCTTCAATAGCTGTTTCAAGGTCAACTTTATGCTTAGTAGCATACTCAATGATCTTATCAGTGATTCTCTTATCAGTTGTGCCTAAAACATCTTGAAGTGTCTCAGTAAGTTGATCCTTAATAGGCTCTTTCACTTTTTTAGATAAGTCAGGGTTTTCCAGTATCTTAAGTCGAGCATTAATCTCAGTATTTACAAGTTCTGAAGTCTTGTTCTTAGCTACATCCTTTAGTTTAGATAAGGAAATTTTCAGACTATCATCACTTACTTGCTTAGCTTGTGAAGCCACAGATAAACCAGCTTGAAGGTCTTCAGTAGTTACATTACCCTCTTGCTCACCTTTTATAAGTTTGTCAATAAACTCTTTTACCTTACCACTTACTTTAGTTTTAAGCTCTCCCAGCTTACTTGCTAAGTAGTCATTAGTACCCTTGATATCATTACCATTAAGTGAAGAACTATCATCAAGAGTCTTAGCCATATCAGTTAGCTCTTGGATAGATAATTCTTTCAACTTATCCTTGCTTACTCCTAGCTTAGAAATAGCATCTTCAATAGCTTGTCGTTGATCTTCCTTACTTCCAAAGTTACCAGCCTTAAGGGCAAAATCAATATCATCTTTGAACTGACTAATCTGTTCAAATGAAAGCTTAATAGCCTGGTCAGGTATAATCTTAGCATGTTCAAGCAACTTTTGTAGTGAACCAATAAAGTTACCTACATTTGTTTGTCTTCTCACACCTTCAGCATCAGATAGTGTTTGGATCTGTACTGTAGTACCATCTGTGGAGTTCTTGAGTTCAAGATACTTTTGACCATAAGATGCATAGAGTTGCTGTAAGCTTTTAAGCAATGTAGCATCATCCACACCTAGCTCATCTCTCCACTCAGCCCATGTTTTAGTTTCACCATTCACAGCAACGCTATACTTGTCAACATTATTAGGTAATGTGGCTTTAGCTAAGCCAAGAGTTGATCCTGCTTTATTAGCATCCCCTCCAAACTCACCAGCGGTAGCATTAATTAAAGAAGATGATGTAGCAAGGTCTATAGCTCCCCCTTTCTCACCCTTCAGCGATCTATAGAAGGAAGACATGAGTTGAATGTGTCTATTAGCAGACTCTCTGAGTTGTTCTATCTGAGCTTTAGTCTCAGCTTTCTCAATCTCTTCTTTTTGCTTCTTAGCTTCTGCTTCAAACTTAGCTTGTTCTTTCTCAGCTTGTTTCTTGGCATCATTAGTGAATAAGCCTTGTACAAGACCTACAAAACCACCAATACCAGCACCAATAGCTGTACCAATAGGAGTGAACATAGATCCAATACCAGCACCAGCTAAAGCTCCCTGAGCTGTGCTAGAAATAAGGGTAGAGGTATCTTTAGCAAAGCTACTCATTTTGCTCTTTTGCACAAATTGGTCAACACCATCAATAGCCATTCCACCAAACATGGTACCAAAGGCAAGACCAGCTCCTTTAAGTGATTGACCTAAAGTACCAGCCTTATCAAAACCTGCTCCAATAGCTTGTCTGAATGTTCCTCCATTGGCTCTAACATTCTTATAAGCTTGTGCAGAATCTTTAAAGACTTTGCTTAGCTTGAGCTGTTCTTTAGTATTATTTCTAGCCTGTAGAGCTAGTCCTGCATAGTAGCTACCATTCACAGGATCGTCTGCAAGGAAGGCTCTCTGGCTCTTCTTAGAGTAGTACTTATCAGCTCTCTTGTTTAGGAATCCTGCTAGCAGACCTCCACCAGTAAGGAGACTTTGACCTCCTGTAAGTCCTCCTGCTACACCTTGTTTAACCTTCCCTGGAAGAGCAAAGTTATTAAGTTGACCTAAGCTATTAACTGTGGTACCAATGAATGACACAATGTTAGACACAAGGTTTGAAGCTTTTCCAAGCAATGCCCCAATGATTAGGTACTTGCCTACATGACCTAGTATTTCAGCTAGTTTACCAAAAACTTCGACCACAGTGGTTAGAGTACTTAGAATATTTTCAAAGCCTCTTTGAAGGTTTCCTCCACCAAATGACTTGATAACATTCTCAATAGCTGTAACAACAGCTTTTACAAAGTTAGATAGTGATTGAAAGAATCTTACACCAACATTAGAAGTAAGGGCACTAATAGCACTAGAGGTAATTCTAGCAAGCACAGGAGCTAAGTACTCAAGCAGGTCACTGATTACTTGTCCAATAGCCTTAAGTCCACCACTAAGGTTCTTATTATTTGATAGATTTTGTCTTGTGAGTTTCACAAAATTAGTGAAAAAGCCAAAGATAGATGATACAACTTTAGATGCTACCTGAATAATAGGTGTACTGGTTGCTAAGAAGTGTATTGCATTGATGAACTCATCTGCAAAGCCCTTAATTGACTTAACTATTGATTTAGCACCATCTTTAACATCATCATTAATTGATAGTTTAGCTAGTTCCTTAGAAAAATCTTTTAAGAATCCTGCTAAATCCTTCACAGCACCGCTATTAACAGCAAGCTCTTGAAGGTTAGTCATCAGATTAATCACAGAAGTGATAGCATCAAGTATTCCTCCATTGACAAGCTCTTTGCCAATGTTAACCCATGATGTCAGATATCTAATGTATGAGTTACCAGCCTCATTGACAAACTTACCAATAGCACTTCCAGTTTCCTCAAAGAATGAGATAACTGACTTAAAGAGACCTTTGGTATTCTCTAGGATACTTCCATCTAGGTTAGATGCAAAGTCTTTACCAAACTTCTCCATTGATCTAATCAGTGAGTCACCAAACATAAGGGTAATAGCTCTTGAGAACTTATTAATATTCTCAATACCAGTACCAATAGCATTACCTAGTGATCTGACATAGCCTTCAAACTTTTCACTTCCCACAAGTTCTGTGATGTCCTTGATGAAGTCTCTTGTAGCCACATACACCTTGTTAAGTGCACCTGGGGTAGTATTACCATCTTCATCCACTTTATCAAACACAAGGAGGTTTGAGAATGTTTCCTTTAAGTTCTCAATAGCTTGTTTAGGAGTAAGAATAGAAGTCACAAGACTCTGGAACTTAGGACTGTTACCTACCTCTTTAATGACATCTAGGTATTCATCAGCAGTGATACCTTTCTTCTGAGTTGCTTCAATGATAGACTTGTAGCCTTTAGCCTGAGCAAGCTCTAGAAGTCGTTTGTTTACTTCAGAAGCACCAAGAGCAGAGAATCTTTCTCTTGTGAACTTGAAGTCTTGTTGGTTAAGATAACCATTGGCAAGCATTTGAGCTGTTTGCTCTCCTGCTGTTTTAAGACCCTGTACAGGGTTTTGAGTTTGTGCAATAAGCCCAGCAA